ATTTTAATTTCAGTAAGGGTGGAAATAATGCTACTAAGATATCATTGGATCTTATTGTCTCAGCATCAAACACATTGACCCCTGTTCTTTCACAGATAAGATCTTTTGGGGATCGTTCAGCAAAGATAATGGGTTCAGGAATCTCTTATTATAATTCGATACTTTCAAACATATCAGTAGCAGATCTTTCTTCAAATAATACATTGGAACTCTCATTGAAGAGTACTGATGGTACTTCAAACATCTCATTTATGTTCTGTGAGGTAATTAAACTACTTAAAGCATAATCATGTCATTATCAGCAAAAGCATATTCCATAAAAGATCTTACCGTTAATGACGGTAGTTCTCCGATTCAGATCGATACAGGTGATTTTACGTTTCCTGCAGCACCTAATGATGAGTATACGTACTACAGATTAACAGGTACTTCTACTTTGATTGCAGATATGCAAGTTACCTCGACAGGTACTTTACACGATAAGATACGTATCAGGATATTATTTGATGCTACAGTTACTGTAGGAGCATTTGATATCACGATCTTCGGTGAAGCAGTACCTAATGCTCTTGCAACTCAAGAGTTTATGGCAGAGTGTGTATATGACTCAACTGCTACAGCTTGGACAGTAATTATTATTCCTGATATTTCTGCTACAGGTTTTATTGAAACAGGGAATATTAAAGACCTTGCTGTTACAGAAGGTAAAGTTGCAGATAACGCTGTTACACTTGCTAAAATGTATGAGCTTGCTACTGGTAATGTCATATTTGGAAATGCATCAAATAGACCTACTGCTTTAAGTGTAGCAGACAGCACAATAGTTATCGGAGATAGCTCTACAGGTTTAGTTTCTGTAGCAGTAAGCGGTGACGCAACTCTTGCTAAATCAGGAGCATTGACAATTGCAGCTAATGCGATTACTACAGCTAAGATTACAGATGGAGACATAACTCTTGCAAAGCTTGAAGACAAGTTGCTTTATGATATGTTCAACATCAGGTTGGATACTAAATCTGCAGCAGCCACAGGAAATGTAAACTTTACAATGCCTTATGATTGTGACATCACACATATTGTAATTACAGTTCTTGAAGCAGCAGCAGATGATGATACAACATTTGTATTCAAGGATAACGGTGGTGCATCAATGGGTTCAATAGATGTTACTACGGCAATGTCAATAGGTAATAAAGCAACATTAGCAAGCGCAGCTTCTCCGTTATCAAGTAATAACAGTTTTACAGGTTATCCTACAATTCAAAATCTTTTAATAGAAGTATCTAAAACTACTCAGACTTCAGGAGCATATAACATTGCAATTTATACTAAGAGAACGTAATGGGTTATAGAATAGAGAATAAGGCAACAGAACTTCTTATTTATAATACTGATACTAAAAGTATCAATTACTATCCCAAATCAAATCTCAGTGTATCAGCGTCTGAAGGTAGAGTAGTTTTAAGTAACGGCTCTCAGAGTATCATCAATGATGATGTTTCTAAAATAGATCTTCCTGCGTTCAACGGTCTTTATGAACTTGTTACTACAATCAAGGCGTATCTTCAAACAGATGGTGGAGATAGCTTCTCAGGTGGATGGGCAGACTATGCTGATTTTGCTACGACAGGAACACCATTGAATGTTACTGCTGTTTACAGCGTAATTACCAATGACGGTCTTGGTGTAAATACAAACACAGCATACCTGCCAGAAGGAGTTACACAGCTTTGGGATTCATCCACAAACTCTTTTGATTGGAGCGAGTTGAAGGTTGGAGATATGATTGATATACGACTTGATCTTTCTGTTACAACCGTAACAAACAATACTGCGGTAGACGTAGATTTGTTTATGGGTTTTGGTGGGTCTATTGATGTTCCATTCATATCTGCTCAAAACTTTAAGACGGCAGGGACATATAATCTTATTAGATATCAGGGACTTTATATAGGGAGTGAGGATGTAAAAAATAATGCTGCACAGTTAAAGATAAAAGCTGACAATAACTGTACTTGCGTTGTAAATGGTTGGTATGTAAGATACACTAAGAAAGGAATCTAATGGCAAATTCACAAATAGTAAAAAGATATACTACCAATAAGATCTGCTGTCTTGCTACAAATACAGTAAAGACAGATAGAAAGATCAGGTACGGTAGCGAAGATGCTTTGTGTTGTGTAGCTAAAGATTTTAGAGCACAAACATTTTTAAAGATGATGCAGTGTAGTTCTGACGTAAGTGGTACTACTTGGTATCATGCAGTATTAAAATTAGAGTATTCAAGTAAAACACCTGCAGAATATGATTTTGCATCTGATCTTATTATTACAAGTGGTTCAGTGACTTTAACAAGTTATGATGGTGCTCAAAGTACAACACCTTTAAGCTTTAAAGGTAACTATGGAGTTTTAGCTAATATGGATGCTGTAAGTCAAGCTTTTGCTGAAAAGATAGACGATTGGGGAAAATCTCAAACAACTAATACTTTTTTTGCGTTTGCTAAATACGTTGTAGTTCCAGGAGATGCAAATCCTAATATTGTTTCTGTTGATATATATCACGATTCAACTTGGGGGGATAATGATGAAAGATCTTTATCTGCAAGTGATATAGGTGGTGGAGCTACAGTGCCTTTTGACAGTACTACTGAGGTAGAAAGTTATACGCAGGACAGTACCATAACATCATCTGCTTGTTTTACAGAAGCGCAGTTATGTGCAATGAAAAGAGTAGTGGATGATTATTGTAAAAGTTGTAACTAATGATAGGTATAGGCGCAGGTATAGGATTACCTTTTGTAAATAAAGCAGGAGGAGGACCTTCTGTCAACAACGACTTCGTTATTGAAGTTGATACTACTCAGGCAGGATCAGCATCGGATACTATTATCTTACCATTATTATCTGGAGGTACATACTCTGGCACTATTGATTGGGGGGATAGCAGTACAAGCTCATTATCATATGCGAACAGACAGCATACCTATGCAAGTGGCGGTACATACACAATAACTATAAGTGGAGATACGTTTGAGGGTTGGAGGGTAGCAAATAGCGGAGACAGGCGAAAATTCATCGACATCAGCAATTGGGGATTTTTTACAATTACAACCGATAACGCATTTAATGGATGTTCTAACTTAGATATAACTGCGACAGATGCTCCAATAATTACTACATCATCTTTTGCTTTCATATTTAACGAGTGTGATGCATTAACTACTCCAGATTTCAGCAATTGGGATACGAGTAGTGTGAGCAATATGCGAGATGCTCTTGCTAGATGTAATTTATTCAATGGTAATGTAGCTAATTGGGTTCATAGCGGTGTTACGAGTTTATTCAGGATGTTTATAAACTCTACAAACTTCAATCAAGATCTTGACAGTTGGGATGTTAGTGGTGTTACGAGTTGGTATGAATTTATGAGAGGTGCAAGCGCATTTAATGGATCTATGGCAGGATGGACCGTACAAGGGTCATTAAACGAGTTGTCTTTTTCAATAATGAATTCATTTACAGGAATTGGTCTTGACAGTTGGGATACAAGCGGTATAACCAGTCTTAGATCAGCTTTCGGATCTAACCCTGTTTTCAACCCTGATGTTAGTGGGTGGGATGTGAGTGGTGTTACTAATATGGAGAACACATTCGCCAGTGATCCCTCATTCAATCAAGACCTAAGTGCTTGGGATATTACCAATGTAAGTAATTTTACAAACTTTATGTCAGGTTCAACTGCCTTATCTACTGCAAATTATGACGATCTTCTGACAGGATGGGAAGCAACATTGCAAGCAGCATACCCAAGCGGATCTGGGTATCCTGCGACTATTAACATAAATTTTGGAGGAAGTCAATATAGCTGCAAATCACTTACTGCACGAAATAGTCTTATTACCACATTTGGATGGACAATTACAGATGGTGGTCAAGATGTATCTGTAAATTGTGACTTCGTATCAACTTGGGATACTACACAAGCAGGGTCTGCGAGTGACACAGTTGTACTTCCTCTTCTTAGTGGTGGTGTATATAGTGGTACTATTGACTGGGGCGATTCTACTACTTCAGCTTTAAGCTATGCTAACCGAACTCACGTTTACGCAAGTAGTGGAACGTACACAATAACTATAAGTGGAGATGTGTTTGATGCTTGGAGGTTTGTATTTGCTGGAGATAGAAGAAAAATAACAGACATAAGCAACTGGGGAATCTTCAAATTTTCAAGTGTAGGAGATGCACGAGTATTTGATGGTTGTGAAAATCTAACAATATCAGCAACAGATGCACCAAACATAGGAACGTCTTTGGATACTGCGTTTAGATCTTGCACATCATTGACGAATGAAGATTTTAGTCATTGGGATACATCTACCGTAACTATATTCAGAAACTGTTTTACAAATTGCACGAATTTCAATGGCACAGTAAACGGTTGGGATACATCGTCAGCTACTAACTTTCAATCTATGTTCCAAGCCGCAACTTCTTTCAATCAACCAGTTAATCTGTTTGATATGTCAAACGCTACAAATGTCTCAAGGATGTTCAATGGCGCAACTTCTTTCAATCAAGATCTAAACTCTTGGGATGTTAGTAATGTGACATCATGGAGCGAGTTTATGAGAAATGCATCTGCATTTAATGGATCATTAGCTGGATGGACTGTAAAAGGATCATTCAACGAGTTAACTTTTTCAGTAATGAATGCTTTTACGGGGACTGGTCTTGACAGCTGGAATACAAGTGGTTTGACGAGTCTTAGAAAAGCGTTTCAGTATAACCCGAATTTCAATCCTGACATTAGTGGTTGGGATACAAGCTCAGTTACAAATATGGATAGTGTATTTTGGGCTTTACCCTTGTTTGAGCAAGATTTGTCAGGTTGGGATATTACCAACGTAACTACCTTAAATAACTTTATGTTATCAACCAACTTCAACACATCAAACTACGATGCCCTTTTAGTTGGTTGGGAAGCCACACTTCAAGCGGCTTATCCAGGCGGTGCAGGTTATCCACATACTATAAGTGCACGATTTGGCAACAGTCAATATTCAAGTGCATTAATGAATGTAGGAGAAGCACGTTACAATTTAGTTAACGTGTTCGGTTGGACAATTACAGACGGAGGAGCAGTTTAAAAAAAAGAAAAAATGAACACAATAGATCACCCACCAGTTAGAACGTATTGGATCACTTTTGATGGTGAAGACAAAGAATCTGTATTAGGTTACGGATGGACTGACCCGAACCAACGAACAGATACAATTCACGTTTGGGAGACTACAACTGACGAAGCAGTTTGGCTTGCAAGATTAGCAGAGTACGGTATTATTCCAGATGTTGATGAAGAAGGAAACGTAGTGTTATGAAAGAATTTTTAGAAGAAATAGGGATTAACATTGCCTTTGTGTTGGCAGGACTTGCTGGATCACTTGTAACTGTAAGTAACGATGCTACGAAGAATCTGAAGTCTTCTATTGCTGGTATCATTGCAGGTACATTCTCTGCTAACTATCTCACTCAGGTAGTTGTTGAGATAACAGGTTTAAATGGGAAGACAGAGTACGGTCTTGCATTTATCCTTGGATACATCGGACTCAAGGGCGTAGAAAAATTATCAAAGAAAATATTCCACGAAGATGATAGCAGTAGTAGTTAACGAGGTATCAAACTTTGTTATGTGTATTAGCGTAATAATGATGTACGTGTATCTATACGGTGACAAGACAAAGGTTGTACATAAGTGGTCATTTGTAGGTCACTGGACTCTGAAGTTAGGATTGGTAGGTATCATATGTGGAAGCGCATTGAATGTTCTTACATTATCAGATCCTCCGCTAACTGAAGTTGTACTTAATGTAGGATTAGCCTTGACGTTTGTGTGGGCATATCTATTCCATAGAAAGATGTTTAGAGAAAGGATTGGAAAGTAAAAAGAAATGGTGTGAAATTGTTCCTGCCGAATGCGATAAGAAATGTTTGATGACAGGAACGTGTTCAAGGAAAGGAAGAGAACCTAAAAAGAAAGATAGAAATGAAAATCAGCATTGATAGGACATACGAAGAAAAGCAGACCAAAGGTTATGCAGCAGTATTTGATGCTGAAGGAACTGTCATATTTACGCTTGACACTTTAGAGCTTCCTTGGAAAGATAACGCTACAAACGTAAGTTGTATTCCAGAGGGTGTTTATATTGCCAAGCGTAGATATTCTAAAAAATACAAAAACCATATGCATATAACAGATGTAGAAGGTCGTTCACTGATTCTTATACATTGGGGAAACTATGCAGGTTCTGTAAATCCTAAAACAGGAAGTCCTGATATTAGAGGATGTATTCTTACAGGTACTGGATTTAAAGACATAACAGGTGATGGTATTGATGAGATACTAAGGTCAAAAACTACATTTAAAAAGTTGATGGCTATTATGCCTGATGAAATAACAGTTGAAATCTGCGGAAATGGTGGTAAATATTCACCCGAATAAAAAATAAAAAATAAAAAATGTTAAATACTGACGGTAAATCAAAACAGTTATTTAGTAGATTAGGATTACTTGATACTCCAGAGCAAATTAATTTGTTTTCTGATATAATTAAATCATATTCTAATGTAGAAGATGTATCTCAAAATTTATCAGCACAAGGGATAGACAATACAACTACATCTATAATGAGTTACGGTGTAAATCTATTTACTACTGCTTCACAAACAGACTTTTGCACTAAGCTACCTCAACCTGTGACAGGCAAAAGGTCAACTATTGTAAATATGTCTACTCAGGCTATTAGTGTACATCCATCTAATGTGGGGGGAAGGATAAACAATCTACCTGTAGATCAACCATTAGTTATACCAAATGACGGGAAAGCTTATGAGTTTATATGTACAGAGAACCCTCTACCAGGAGAATGGAATGTTATTGCCCCACCTGCTACATCGCAGTATGAGGGATTAGAAATTGAAGTTGCTCATACAAATGGTGTTGCTACAAATAGATTTGGAATAACTACTGCTACTCTTGGAACTGGTGTAGGTTCTGGAATTGATGGTAATCAAAATTTAACTTTAACTCCAGCAGTGGCTGGGTGGATAAGTCTAAATCAATTAGCTACAATGACAAGGCTTAAAGTTTATACGAATATACTTCAGTCAGATTTAGCTTCTAATTATATTCAAGTAGGTGTTTATCAAGCATACAAAACTGCTGTAAATAGCTCAACTTCTGGAATCCGATCATATATTAATTTCAACCCATCTCCATCTACATCTACGTATTTTGCACCAGTTGGTGTTTTAAGTAGTCCACCTGAAATAGGTGATACAAATACAATGTATTATGAGCAAGTAGGCTTTATAGGTGGCGGTAACGGAATTTCAGATCAAATGGGTCTTGGTGGGCAATTTTCAAGATACTATGTAACATTTGGAATGTTAATACCTGCTGATGCAGCTACTAAAACATATAAATTTCAGTTCTTTTTAGAATATGTTTAAAAAAGATTTTATATATATTGTTATTATATTTGTTTTTATAACAGCAAGTGCAGGTTCTTTATTTGCTGGATGGAAGCACATAAAATATCTTGAAAGCGAACGAGACCTTTTAAAAAGTAACAATAAAGAATTACTGAAAGAAAAAGAAGGTCTTGATAAAATACTAAAAGAAAGAAAGAAAGAACTTGAAAAAGTTTTAGACGAAAGAAAGCTTCTTGAAGTAAAAATTGCAGAAAAAGAAAAAGAACTTAAAGAAATTGACATAGAGTATGAGAAGGACATTATTGACATTGCTGACTCTAATATCAATGGTGACATTGGTGAAGTCTCAAACATTTTCAGCAATCACAGCAGACGGTAGAGAATACCATCTTGATATGGTCTATGATAATACGGTACAGAAATATTTGATGCGTACCGATCAAATTGGTATGAAGATCATCCGTGAGATACATGCTGATAGAAAGGCTGCTGTAGCACTTGCTGATTCACTATCGTCCTTAAACTCTATATATAAAAACACTTTGCAAGAGTGTGACAAACAAGTTACACTCCTTGTAAATGATAAGCTTGATCTTTCAAGACAACTTGATCTTAGTGATCAAATGCTTAACAATGAAGTTAAGCGAAATATGATTGCCGATAGAACCATAAAGGAACTTGAAGGCAAAGCGATAAATGGTAAAATAATGACCATCGCAGGAAGCGTTGCAATCGGAATAGGTATTGCAGGTGTACTGTATGCGGTCTTAAAATGAAAAAAATGGTACCAAACATTTATTCCGTAGTTGCATCTTTTTTTAATCGTGTAACAGGAGCAAAAGGCTGTAAGCATATCAATGTTGCTGACGGTTCTGTTTCAAACGTAAGATTCTCAAGTATTGTAGTACAAGAGGATACTGATTTTGCAACTATTACAGGTAGTGATGGTAGTGATCTTATTGCTTATTGGGGAATCTCAGGAAAGACTCTTAAGCAAGGAGCATTGCTTACAACAAAATTAGGTGTTACTGTAGCAACAATAGATTTAGACACGGCAGGTTCAATCATAGGGTATAACGAATGATTCATAAAGAAGAGGTACTTGAGTTTCTTTACTCACACAGAGGGTGGATAAAAAAGTCTCCAAAAGATCTTGTTTCAAGATTGGAGAACTTGAATATGCCAACTGATATAGATGATGTAAGAAAACTTCAAGCAGAGGCAAGGCAGAAGATAAAGTACTCTCATCCTAGTGATGCTAATGGCATTACAAGTGATATGAAAGTCAAAAAGGTATGGTTTACTCCTGGAGGTAAAATGGGAGTGTCATACATTACAGACCAAGTTGAAACTGCAAGCAAGGATGTATACGATGCTGTAGAAAAACTTATAAAGGAAAACGTAACTCCTTATCAACCTAAAAATACTGAACCGTCTACAAATGATATGATGTTGTCAGTGTTTACAAGTGATAAGCATATAGGTGCACGTACTCCTTTTAACAGTCTTTATTCAAACGATTACGATCGTGAAGAAGTATTTGATAGACACGATAAGATGATTGACAGACTTTTAGAACAGAAAAAGAAATTTGGCAAGTTCAAGAAGTTCTGCTATTTCGATCTTGGAGATGCTCTTGATGGTGCAGACAATAAGACCGTAAGAGGAGGTCACAGTCTTCCTCAGAACATGGATGACCGAGAGCAAGTAGATACTTTTATTGAGGTTACCATAATGACGATAGACGCACTTGTCAAAAATGATATTGCAGATGAAATATGGTTTATTGCAACAAGCAATGACAATCATGCAGGTTCATTCGGTCACGGTGCATTAAGAGCAATACAAATGTATATAGAGGCTAAACACCCTGAACTTGTAAAGACATTTGTAACAGGAAAACCTCTTGATCACATTACGTTCGGTAAGCACACTATCATCTTCGGTCACGGTAAAGATGATCACGATATGAAAAGCGGTCTTCCTTTGAATCTTGATATAAAGACAGAGAATTTTATCAATGACTACATTGATAGAAAAAGAATCCGTAGCAAGTATGTGCACGTGCAGAAGGGAGACCTTCATCAGTCATCTATCAACTACGGTAAAAAATTCAGATACTGCAATAATATGAGCATGTACGGTTCATCTAAATGGATTCACTCAAACTTCGGTAGCGGTAAAGCAGGAGTAAATTATGAGATAATGGATCTTAATGGTGAAGAGATATATCGCTCAAGAATAACATACGGACATGACTCTTAATGAACTTGCATATCAAACTGTAGAAGCCATCAGACCAGAGTTTCACGATGATGATGTCGTTGATCTGCGTTTGGTAAAAGAGCTAATACACAATCAGCGTTCTATTTGGATACGTCAAGAATTGAATAAAAATCGTAGTATTCCTGAAGAACTCATTCAGGATCTCGGTTGTGTAGAGCTTGAGAAAGCATCTACTGCAGAGTGCTGCGATTTTAGTTCTGACTGCAAGATACTGCGAACAAAACTTGTAATACCTAAACCTATCAATCTGCATCACAGAGACTCTATTGAGCGTGTGGGACCGATTGATATTACACAGAAACCATTCTCGCTTAAAAGCTATAAGAATGCGGTTTTCTTCGGTAACGGTAGATTTAATCAGAAACTTACAACAGCTTTTTATTACAACGACAGAATATATATAATGTCAAAAAATGCATTGATAGATGGTATGACACATATCAATGTACGTTTGATCGCATCAGACCCTACAGAAGCCGCAAAGTTTAATCATTGCAGTGGAGACCCTTGCTATTCAGATGATATGGAATATCCTCTTACAGATTGGATGTGGGGATATATGAAAGAGTTTGTTGTAAAACAGTTGATGATGAAGTATCAGATACCAAATGATACTACTAACGATGCTACACACACTATGGGTGGTGCAGCTCCAGCTCCTCAGAACAATGGCTAAAAACAGTCTTGACATAGGATCGAATCACATCTATGAGCATTATATAGATGACCTTGACTCGTTTGAAAGAGCACAGGGGTATCTATTACCTCAAAGAGTAATAAATGCTGCTGTATTCGATCTGAATAAAAGATTGGTAGAAAATATGATAATGAAGAACAAATTCATAAGTCTGCCATATAATCTGGGAAACCTGGCAATACTGAAACATCAACCTAAAGTAAAAAGAAAAGAAAACGGAAACCTTAATCTTGCAATTGATTACGGTGAGACGAATAAATTGTGGAGAGATAATCCTGAAGCAAAAGACAATAGAAGATACGTGTATCATACAAATAGTCATTCAGGAGGATATATAGCTTCGTTCAAATGGTTGAAAAGTAGAGCAAAGACAAAGAATATATTCGGTTATAAGTTTGTACCTGTAAAACAGGCAAAGAGGGATCTTGCAAAAGCAATGAAAGATCCGTTGATAAAAGTTGATTTTTTTGAAAGAAAGTAAAATGCACGGAATGATGAACCAAACAGAAGGCGTAAGCAGTATGAGTGAAACCGTTGATGGTATTACAAAGTCTGTAAACGTTGAAGAAATCGAAAACGGTTTTATTGTAAGTATTCACAAATACGGAATGAAGTCTTCAGGAGAGGGCTGTAGTGAGTGTGATGGTGAATACATTGATGAAACTAAAAGATTTTACTCAAAGGAGAACCCTTTGAACAAAGAGGCAAAGCAAGAGGAAGAAGAGCGTGATATGACACGCGAAGATGTTTTTGCAATCATAGATATGTTATAAGATGTTGAACGGAAAGTATGTGAGTTTAGAGTCAATTGTAGAACGTGTATATAGAGATACAGGTTTTGAAATTGATGTAGATTGGATCGATGTAGCTGAATGGATCGGTAGTGTTATTGATCTGATCAACGCTCCCATGCAGTACATTGAAAGAATAACTGATGATGTAGATAAACCCTACATTGAGATAGTGAACGGTAGAGGAGAGCTTCCATGCGATCTGATACGTATTATTCAAACGCAAACCTGCGAGGGTGCACCTGTAAGATACTCAACAGACAGTTTTCATTATGCAAGTCATGTTGAAGGTTGTAGAGATCTTACGTGCAGTGGTGACCTCACATACAAGCTGAACAACAATTACATCTTTACCAACTTCAAAGAAGGTAAGATACGTATGGCATACCTTGCCTTTCCTACTGATGAGAGAGGCTATCCTATGGTGCCTGATGATGAGGTGTTCAAACAGGCAGCAACTGCTTATGTAGCAGAACGTATAGGATTCAGATTACTTATGCGCAGTAAGATACAGGCAGGTGCTTATCAGTTACTTAAACAGGAAAGAGATTGGTATGTAGCAAGAGCTACCACTAAACCGCTTATTCCTAATAGAGATAAGATCGAAAGTATCAAGAATCAGTTCAGAAGAATTGTATCATTTGAGAATGAACATCCTGGTGGTTACAAGTCAACAAGTGTGATGCAGACCATTAGAAACCATTCAAACCTAAGTAGAAACTCTAGTTACAGAAACAGAAGATAATGGATAATACGCTTAACACATTTGCAAAGGGAATGATAAAAGATGTAGCAGAAACGCTACGTCCTGAAGATTCATACGAGGATGCGCAAGACATGAAGCTCAATGCAGGTAACAGTGCATCTGAATATATTATATCTAACGTAAAAGGTAATAAGCTATCCTTTACTGTTCCTGATGTTCCACAGATATGCAAAGTAAAAGCAACAGGTGATAAATATATTGAAAATCAAATATACACACCTCACATAACTGTAAACTCTACTAATATATATGCAACAGAGAATGTAGAAGCAAATACGCTGAACGCATTCTTTGATCAGCTTGAAGAGATACTAAAAACAAACGCAGCTTTCAGTTCTTTGAATCTGAATGTACATAGAATAGGTACTACTATTCGTGTATGGTCTAACACTGATCAAATAACACTTAATACTGCACTATGGATATCCAATAGTACAGATATAGAGTTTACAGTACAGGCTCCTCAAACATCTCAACAGATAATAGGATGGGATAATATAGGAGATGAGATATATCTGCTTACTACAAATGATAGTTCTTCTACTGGAGGTTACGGTACATTTTGGAAGGTTACATACAATGAAGTAACACTCGATCCTGCTATAGAACTCAAGTATTCTGAGTTCTTGAATTTTACTACACAGAATCTTATTGCAAACCCTGGTGGTATTGAAACAATACTTGAAAACTCTCAGACATCACGTATATATTGGACAGACAGACTTAATCCTTTGCGTACAATAAACATTGCTGATGACAATGTAATGTGTTTTGATCCAGAAGATCTTGATCTGAGATTGTCAACATCTATGAAAAAGCCTGTATTGAAATCAGTACAGAACGGAGGAGAGCTGCTTACAGGTGTATATCAGGTTGCATATAATCTGCGTAATGCAGACGGTGCTACAACACCTTATTCACACACATCGAACAACTTTGACATATTCGTAGCAAACCTCAATGGCTATGCTTTATGCGAAGGTAATGATAGCGGTATTCTTACAGGTAAATCATTTACTATTGAAATACAGGATATTGACACCAATTATGAGTTTGTTGACCTTGTAGTTCTTAGAAAAGACAATGCTAATGCAACAGCAGTAATAGGAAAGATAACAGACCTACCTATTACATCAAGCACATTTACTTACACACATAGTGGTAATGAACCACAGGTTATTATTACGGAAGCTGATTTTAATAGAATTAGAATATTCTTTGAAAAGTGTCAGACAATTGCTCAAAAAGATAATATTCTATTTGCGGCAAATACCGTGAAAAGAGTTTTTGATGTTGATTTTGATGCTCGTGCTTATAGGTTCGGAAAAGCTTTAAATGGAGCTATAACAAAACTTCAAGACGAAGCGGGTACAGAGGTTCAATACTCTTCATCTGAATTACTTACACCATTTGGAATACCTGAAGATGAGGATGCTATTAATCCTGATCAATCAGTATTCAAGTTTCAAGCAGACGGCATTACACTTGGAGGTGAAGGTCCTCACATCAGTTATAAGTTTACACAGAAAGATAGAGTTACAGATGCCAATACTAATAATGGATGGTCATACCCTTTTCAATTACCTTACAATGTACCTAACTATCAATTTCCATTTTTGAATGATACTTATGATTATTATAATGGTGTTCCTTTTCCTGATTTTAAATCACCTAATACTAAACACATTTTTAGAGGATATCGCAGAGGTGAGACATATCGTTTCTCATGGGTTCCTGTAAAAGATGGTGTAGAAGGTTATGCCAAATGGATCGCTGATATTAAAATGCCTGAGATATTTGAGCACCCGAATAATGAGGATCAAATATTCAGACCTTTGGAGTACAATAACGATCTATCTGCATGGGTAGCCAATTCATTAGGCGTAGAGTTCAGTGTAGACATACCGCAATCTGTTGCAGATCAAATAGACGGTTTCCGTATCAAACGTGTGAAATTAGAGCCAGAAGATAGAACTATCGTTGCTCAAGGTATTGTACACTTAAGTATGAAAGAGGATGATCAGATTTCTCCTACAACAAGATATCATCCTGTAGGACATTGGAACAGTAACGGAAATCCTACATACGGATTGAACTCAAGTGGAGGTTTAGAATCTTGGGTAAACACTCCTCAATACAATTTCTATACTGGATATTCTCCTAATATGGTCGATCCTGAGAATCAGTCAAGCGGTTCAGGAAGTACTAATAAGGCAAGTCATCCCTTAGTGTCATTCCATTCTCCTGACTTCCTTTTTGGTGAATCACCGAATTTTGTACCAGGAGATGTATTGAAGATCGTAGGAGGTCTTGTAGAAGCAGCAGGTACTTATTCATTACCTCGATTGGAGGATGAAGATGGTAATACTTATAGTCCTCCAGGGTATAATTTTAGTGCGTGGAAGCTTTATAACTACGCTCCTGTGAATTGGCATATAAGTCCTGAACCTAACAATCGATTTGAATTTGATATATATAAGACCATAATAGGAGCTGCACAATGTCCTTATGATGGAGATATCACTGTAGATGGCACACAATATAGAAATACTACAAGATACGATGGTAGTTATAATGACAATCCATTAAGTATAGGTTCTGATACTACAGTAATAAAACTAGGAACAAGAGGTTTTTTCAGGATAGAAACTGATAATACTGCAGGTACTGGAGCACAATTCTCTTCCTCACGAAATCGTATAGGAAATCCCATACAAGCACCTAACGGTGGTGGTGATGGAAATATTACAGAAGACGCTCCAGATAAATACTTATGCAACTATGTAAGACTAAGAGAGAATCAATACGGAGGGCAGGGATATTCTGCACGTTCTAAAAACGTGTATATAAATACTGGTTGTGACATTCAACTTAATGGGCAGACAACTTTTAATAATGTAAGAGTGTTCGGTGGAGATACATTCGTGAATGTGTTTGATGCTTTCAAACTACATAGAAATTTTGGAATTGTTTCTCCGAATGATCAACAGAATCCTACTACAGCAGTAGGACTATACTACCCTTGTGAGTCTTTTGTGAATACTTATTTACGAGAAGGGTATCATTTGAACGGCAGATTCAATCCTGCAGGAGGTTTATTTGGATCAGATGATGAGAATGGTGCACCTGACCCTGATGAATATCCATTGGATTACGGTGAAGATTTTAAATACAATTATCTGTTCTCAGAAGAAATGGATACTCAACGATCATTTCCTAAACCTATAGGATTTGAAGAGATCAGTGAACATCCTCATCGTATTTGGGCATCAGAAACAAAAACACACGGAGAACGTGTTGACAGTTGGAGACAGTTTACTAACGAAACATATATTGATATACAAGGAGATCTTGGAGAGATACGACAGCTTGTAAATAGAGATAATACTTTACTTGCATGGCAAAAAAGAGGTTTTGGTATTGCATCTGTAAATGAAAGATCTATTCTTAATGATCAAAGCGGTGCAGGTATCATACTCGGTAAATCAGGAATACTTCCAAGATTTGATTATGTATCTCAATATGTAGGTAGTTGGCATCAGTTCAGTTTTGCAGTATCTCCTATGGGTGTATTGTTCTTTGACGGTAAAGATGGAGGTCTGTATCTATATAGCCCACAAGGATTGCGTGATGTTTCAGCAGGTAAGATCAACTCTTGGTTACACGAGAATACAAGAGGTAATGTTCTTTTGTATGATGCACCTATAGGTTCAAATCCTATTATAGGCTATGCAGGTATGTCTTCTACATACGATTATGTAAATAAAGAGTTTCTTATTACATTTTTTGATAGAGATCCTTATACAGAGTCTGGTAGTCTTAACCTTATAGGAGATTCATTTACAATTGCATATAGTGATACGTCTGATGTATTCACATCATTCAGATCGTTCAAACCTATTATGTATATCAATGATAACAAGAACATATTCACACCTAAACCTTTTAGCATACCTTCAGAAGTATATATACATGAAGAAGGAGATTATGGTGTTTTCTATGACAATCCTCCTACAACATCATCTATTACTACAGTAGTGAATAAAGAACCATTCATCACAAAGATATTTGATAATATCAGATGGTTCAGTGAAATATTCTTACCTAATGGTACAGAGGTATCAGATGAAACAGTATCGTCAATAGAAACATTCAATACGTATCAGACAACAGGTGTACGTACTCAATTCAGAAGATTGATGCGAGAATGGAAACATGCTATTCAGTATGAGTTCGGTACAAAGAACAGAATCAGAAGTCACTACGTAAGACAGAAGTTTGAGTTCTTAAATAACAACGACAAAGAGTTCAGGCTACATTATATAATGAATCTTTTTAGAAAGATTATGAAATAATATTATAAAAATGTACTTGACAAATGAAACGCAATAAATTATATTTGTAAAATGGAGTTAAAAGCCTTTAAAGGAATGCCCCATGAGTTCGGTGGAATTGATTACACTGAAGGTTCCGAAGTAGAAGGGGGAGAGTTCGCAGTACAGATAGGTAAAAGCGGAAACGAATACATCTTTGATAAGAACTCTTCCGAAGGGGAAAGGCTTTCCAAAGAATATAAGAAACTTGATAAGAACGGTCGTCTCACTGAAGATGACCCTCTTGCTTTAGAGGCATTTGATCAGATAGCAAGAGAAGAAGCTCTTAAACACGCACAACGTTCTGTAAACGAGAAAGGTATAGATCCTTTCCGTAATATGTACGATCAAGGAGGTCAAGCTGCTAACGGTGGTGTAAAGTATGCTACAGGAGGACCTATGATGAATCCTGCAGAAGTTCCAAATGTAAATCCTGGTGCTCAATATAATACTTCTATGTCTTATGCTCCAATGACAATGGAAGAGCATCAAATGCAAACATTAGGAGAATCACGTATGCGAGATTCTTTTGGTACTCAAGCAATGCGTGAAGAACCTACTCGAAAAGCTTTTAAAGAGGTAGGAGCTGCAAAAGAAGCAGGTCTTCTTATTGGAGATATCTTTTTTGGTTATCCGATGGCATCATTTACTGGTAAATCATTTAGTGAGACAGTAATGGCAGATGAAGGTTATAGTTCTTCTGACCTTACTAAACGTATGGTAGGTGATGATACTATGACAGGTACTGCTTTCGGTTACGGTCAAATGCAATCTCAAAATGTTATAAGTAATATGGGAGGGCAAGTTTTAGGTGGTATGGCTGACGGAGGTGCAATGCCTAAAGATAAGTATGCTCAAGGTGGTGCTAAAGATATATATCAAATGGGAGGAGGTATGCCTTGGATACAAATAGTAAAAGCTGTTAAGGGAATCAAGGACTCTAGTGCTCAACTTGCTGGTTCAGCAATGGATCAAACTATTGCAAGCAAAATGGGTGAAGAATACATTACTGATAAAATAGGGGGTCCTCGACAAACTATGGGAGGCGGTAGTTTAGCTATTCCTCCTAAAAATACAAAACAAGCAGAAGAGCAGCCTATTTTAAATCAAGGAGAATCTTTTGGTCTTAAACCAAGTGCTATGGATCTAAACTCTTCTTCATACGGAAGTCAAAACTATTTTAATCCTTATTTAGATCCCTCTGCTAATATAGAATTTTCTTCTAGTCCTATGTTTGCAGACCCTGGTAGATACTCTAATGTCACTGTGCTTAAAAATGGTGGAGCAAAACCTATCTATGGTTACTATGCAAATGGAGGTGGTAAGAGTTATACTGACAAAATAAAAGATGCAGAAGACGATCTCAACCAATCTCTTGGTAATCCTATGAATAAAGCTTTTGATGATTTTAGCAATGAATTGCGAAATAATCCAAGATTAAGAGGTGACGATATGTATCTTGACCCTTATAGACATGGTATGGCAGGATATTATACTGCAGATGCTATGAAGAAAAAAATGCCTGATTGGATGCCTGAATCTGTAGCTAATAAACTTGCTATTGCAGGTTCTACAATTGCAGGTGTAGGTCACGAATTCGCTGCTCCTTCTACTAATAGAATGGGTTTAGTTGATGCTTTAACAGAAGCAGCTCAAGATGCTTATAACAATTATGTAGGAGCGTCAATGATAGAAGATGTTCTTTTTGATAGAGAAGCAAAACAATTAATGCTTGATAAAATAAGAGACGAAGAAACTTATCCTGGAGTAGTAATATCAGATAGCGATCCTTATAGTTTGCCAAAAAAATTTCAAAACGGTGGAGGTAAAAAAAAAGAAGATGAAGACTCGTTTACCGATAAATTAAAAGGTTATGTTAAAGATTTTGCAGAACCTTATGTTGAGTTTTCTGAGCGTAATAGAGGAGTAGCAGATGCAATTCTTCCTCCTCATATGGCGGAATATTTATATACAATGTTCGGTGGTACAGAACCGTTTACAGAAAAACAACTTTCTGATGAAGAAATAAGTGTATTTCAAGATATTCTTGAGAACAGAGAACTGCAAGATCGACATAAAGAAACTGCAACAAGATTGAACGAAGGAGTAGCTTACGATGATAAAAAATGGTTAGGTTATGATGATTTTAATAGGTTTAGTGCTGCATATGCAGAAAAGATACTTAATGATCCTGAGCATTTTATAAAAGCTTTATTTCATGATCCTACCGCACTTAAGTTTTTAACAGGTAAAGGATCAGTACAAGAGACTGATGACGCTTACATTATACAATCAGATTATGATTTTGCAAAAGAAAAAGATTGGGACGATCTTCAAGGAGCTGATTATCTTGCTTATTTGTGGAACATGTCGCCTTTTGCAGATGCTGAAGCAATGTCTGTTCAAAAAGGATCTAAAGCACCTATAAATATCACAATACCAAAAAGAAAAATGGAAGCAAAAAAGGTAAACCCTTATTATAACAAGACTTCTTCTTACCCTTCTTCAACATTTTAAATAATGCCTCCTACTAGAAAGACATCTCTTGAAAAAAAGTTAGCAAATGCTACGGTTACTCCTGATGAGATATACAAATATCTTACTATAGATAAAGGGTTATCTCATGAGCATGCTATGGGTATGCTTCCTAATATTGTAGAGGAATCAGAGTTCATCTATAATAGGATTCAAAACGATGCAAAGTATGACCCTGATCATTCTAAAGGAAGGCAAGGTATAGGTTTATTTCAATATACAGAACCTACAAGACGTAAGAAATTTGTAGAAGCAGTTCCAGATTGGCAAACAAACTGGAAAGGTCAAATTGACTTCGCTCTATCAGAGCCTGAAACAAAAAAATATCTTGATAAAAAGTTTGATACATTAGAAGACGCTTCAAGGTATTTTACTACAGATTGGGAAAGACCCAAGAACAGGTTTAAACAAGCAGAAAAAAGGTTGGAGTATGTTCCTGATCTTTTAACTCAAATAGAAGCACAGAATACAAAACCTTATGCTTCTGAGACATTTCGAAGTTATGTATTACCTCCTGTAAATGTAATTGAAAAAGATCCTACGAAAGAATATATAGATCTTAATTTAAATGATATAATGAATGATCTTGCTCTTGCAGGACAACAAATGAATTATTTTGCTCAAGGTGGAGCAAGAAACGCAAATAACATGAAAAGATATTACGCTACTGGTGGTGTTGATAATACTCCTGTATTATCTGTTAGAAACAACAACCCTGGTAATTTAAGGTATTCAGAAAATCTTACAAAACCAGGGTATGTTTTAGAAGGAGCTACAAAAGGAGATGCAGGATTTGCAAAATTCAATACAATAGAAGAAGGTATTGAAGCAATGAAAAAGCAATTACGTCTTGATCTTATAAAAAGAGGGATGACACTTAAAGAGTTTTTAAACAAATACGCTCCTCCTACAGAAAATAAAACAGATGTTTATATCAATAATATAGCAAAATCAATAGGTGTTGATCCTGATGATAAAGTTTCATCGGAAAAAATAGATGATCTTGTTGCTTCTATGATTATTCAAGAAGGGGGAAAAGAAGCTATTGATTATTATAAAAATGCATTACCTCAAACTTCTGTAAGAAATGCTTTATCTTCTTTTAATATTGACAGTACTCTTGATAATACAGCACAAGCTTTAGGATTACCTACATCAGATGATGTCAAAACTCAATTACAAGCTTACAATGATATTAAAGCTTATGAAGAACTTGCTGCTTCAGACCCTAGTATAGTAGTTCCTTTACCGAATCAAAGTTATGATCCTGACAGATCAATATCTGAGCAGTACTTAGAATTTAACCCAGAACTTGCTGATTACTTTCAAGGTGCAGATAATATACCTTCACCTCCTAGCACTGATCGTTCTACAGAAGCACAAGCTGCAAGTAGAGCATCAGGTTACGAAGGTATGTCAGCTCAAGATCTTCAAAACATCTATCAAGGTCTATTAGAAGCTGATGCTGCTGCAGCCGCAGCAGGTGTTCCTCCTGCTCTTGTTTCTGGAGAGTTTGAAGAAGGTCCTCAAGCACCTCAATTTCTTGCTAGACGTATGCAAGAAGGTCAAGAACTTTCAAATTTATTACCTGAAGTTGTTGTGTCTGCTGAAAGAGGAGCTGATTTTCCTATGAGAAAACCTAATATGCTTGAAGAAGATGCTACTATTAGAGACAGAGCACTTGATGAATTTATTGAAAAAGAAGTAAGTCCTTATCAACCACCAGCAACAAGGATGGCACAGCCTAAAGGTAATTATGATAATCCTGATGTAAGACCTAAAACTGTAGATCGTAATTTCCTATCTAAACTCAAAGGTCAGGACTATATGGGTCTTCTTTCAGACATAGGTGGTTATGCTGCACGTATGGGTCCTTTAATGAGAGCAATGAGAGAAGCATCTTCTTATGATGAAGAAAGATATCCAAGATTTGCTCCTATACTTCCTACAGCTACATTACCTAAACGTGATGTACGAGATGCGTTTGCTACAGCACAACAATCAGCTTTACAACAAGGCAAACTTGACTTAGGTACATTATCTGCACTTGCCACTCAGCAAGCTAAAGAGACTGCACGTGTAGAAGAGAATGTAGCTAACGAAAGAGTAGGATTACTTAATCAGGCACAACAGTTAAATAATCAGATAACTATGCAGGAGATGGCAGATACTGCTGCTAACAAAGGTGCTGCACAGACAATGAAGTATCAAGCACTTGCTGCAATGAGTGAGATGGGTCAAGGTAGTCTTAGAGAAGCTAATATGAGACGTAATGATGCTATTGTGAAAGAGATGTTTTCAAATGTCTTTGGTGATGAATTTGGTAACTACCTTAAAGATAAATATAGTAACGCTTAAGTTATGGCAATAAATAGATTTACAAAATATACAGCACCTCAGTTTGTACAGGCATACGATCCGTACCCTATTGAAAAACTGTTACCGTTAGCTCAACATCAACAGAAACGTTTTGATGCTATTGATGCTGCTATAGGAAAAGCAGAAGCTGATTCAGTTATAATGCCTGGTCTTTCAAAAGAAAGTAAGGAAACTGCTGCTGCAATCAATAAAGAAAGAAAGCAACAGCTTCAGGATATATCAAATAGATTTTACGAATCACGTAACGTGCGTCAAGCAATGCGTGATCTTTCAGGTCTTAGTTCTACTTGGGCAAATGATCCACGTGTAAAGTTTGTAGAAAGCGATGCTGCACTTAAAGATCTTGTTCTTAAGAATATGGCAGATCCTGATTTTGGTACTACTAAGATCTATGAAAAACTTAATCCTAATACAGGAGAATTTACATTAGGTCTTACACCAGAACAGATAGCTGCAGGTATGACAGTTACTCCTGAGACCTATAACTTTATAAGTAATCCAGGTAGACATACAGCATTTGAATGGATACATAAATCTATAGAACCTGATGTTCTTAAGAGACGCGAGTTACAAGTTAAACCTGATGGTAAAGGAAGTTACTATACTTATGAAGGTAAAGCACTTACATTAGATAACATTATGGGTAAAGGATTACCAAGTATTCAATCGTTAAGCAGTGACGGTATAAATCTTGATCAATTTGAATCAACTGAACCTGAACTTGTAAAGTATATTGAGTTTCAAAAAGCTAAGAATCCTAATTACGGTGTTGCCAATCTTATAAACGATTTTGCGCAAGATGCTAAATTATATACTTATTGGCAAGGATTTTCAAATGAAGGAGGTACTGCACAAACTGGCGGTACAGTAACAAAACCTTCAAACGTAGCGCAAGGACCTTCTTTATATAATAGCAGCGAAGGTCTTGCTTATACTAAAACTCAATCTGAAGCATATGAAAAAGTAGTAAATGAAAAAATTTCAAAAAACGGTTTAGGAGGAGATGACGGACTGCTTAATTATGTTATACAAGATTTTCAATTTACTGATCGTAATAAAGGAATACAATATCTTTCTGAAACTGGTTTGTTTGATGCAGAATTTACAAAAGAAGACAGAAAAGCTTTTTATGATCAAATGCTTGAACAAGAACTTAACAGACCTTCTTTAAATCAAAAAATAACAAAACTTGTAAATGGAAAAGAAGTTGTTTCAAATGAGTTCAGTGATGAAGCAAAAATGCAAAGAGCAAAAAGAGAAGCTGATGCAAGATTCAATGTAGCTATGAATCTCAGATCTCAAGCTGTACAAACAAAGAATCAATTACGTGGGAAGTTTAAACAAGAAGATGTTGTAAACGGTATACCTCAAATAACACCTGCACAACAAGAAGCTGTTACAAGAGATGTAAATAGAAAGTCTGCAGAAACAATATCTCCTATGCTTGGTGATATTTTTAATATTGCAGCATTAACAGACCAAGCTACTATTGCTGATCCTAATACAATTATGAAGTATGGATTTTTTCCAGAAGATATTATTATAAATGGAAAACAAATGCCTTCTGTTTCAATGACAAGTTTTCAACCTATTGAAGAACAAATTGCAAATAGAGAAAAAGCAATTATTCAAGCGTTAGGTCCTAATAGTAAAATTGTTCAAGCATATAGAAACGGCTTTGATGAAAACTTTATTACAGAAAATATCAATGATATTATAACTGAAATGGGTTCTATTGAAGGGACTGTAACAGAACAACAATGGGTAAATACACCTGTAGGAGGAACATCAGTATCTAATTCTAAAAAACAAAATTATAGAGATTTTGTAGTTGGTATTCAAAATGACGCACAACAAAAAGCATTTAAAAAATACAGTATCAATACTGAATTTATAGATGCTCTTGATGCTAATGTTAAAACTGCATATGGAGAAAGAGAATATGTAAATGATATGATCGAACTGGATATTACAGTAGACCCTTCAAGAACAGATAAAACTAAAAACCCAAAACACATGTTAATTGCAGAAACTGCAGTTAAACGTGCTGATGATATCGAACAACCTGTCAGAATATTTAAAGACGGAGCAAATATTGTAAGTAAAAATGATATATATAATAGTTTTGCTGATCTTCCAGAAGATCTTGAAAAGAATATAAAATTTGAACCCGAATATCTTATGTTTGATTATAACGATGTTCAAAGTAGTGATGGTAATTCAAGACCTTATTCTGTATATGTAAAAGGTAAATATACAGTTACTAAAGACGGAGAAAAACAGGCTACACAAGAAGATTTTGATATTGATGTAACAGATCAGTTTTTACAAAATTCAGAGTTTTATCTTAATCCTAAAGAACGTGCTTATGTGGGATTCTCTGATATGATTAACGATAAAATATTCAACCTTGACGCTTTTGGTAATGAATCATTTTTACCTGAAAGCGTTGTTACAAAAATGAGTGAAGTAGCTGACGATAATTTCAATCTTTTTATAAGCAAGAACTCAGACAATAGTTATAATATAAATGGTAGTACAGTTCTTTGGACTCCTGGTATTGATGGTGCATCAGAAAATGCAACTATTCAATCTATAGAGAATCTACCTAATGCTACAGATTTTCAAAATCTGACATTGCAACAGGCAAAACAAAAAATAATTCCTATGATATCTGACATCTATGATGCTTATAGTTCTTTACAAACTTCAGAAACAGAATCTCAGATTCCTATGAATTATCAAGAGTATCAACCTGTAATAGACAATCTTAAAGCTACAGGTCAGATAAATAATCCTGATGAAATAGAAAGTTTTAACGTAGGTTTATTCGGTCTGAATGATAGAAATATATATCAGAACTCTGGAGTACAGAGTGAGATAGGATTCATTTCTGCAAATCAATCACCTATTGCTCCTGCTAATATGAGTCATGAACAGAATATAGAATTTGCAGCAAGAACAGTTGCCAATACTAAAATAGGAGAAAAGAACGGTGGTTGGAACAATTGGGATGTAGTTAAAAGAAAAGATGCTAAATTTGTATCCGATGTTCAGAAACTACAGAACATATTCGAAGAGTCTTTAGATGAAGATGGTAATAGAGATGTAAATACATTGAAAGCTAATATTGAAGATAAATTCACTGAAATTGAAAATGCATCTGTTAACGATAATAGACTTGTAGATGTAGTGTATAGCCAATTCAGCCAAATGTCATCTTACAGAGCAGCAAAAGGTAATGGTACAATTGAAACCAATATTAACGATTCCAACATTCCAGATTGGATGTATGCTATTGCTGTCATCTTAAATGAATCAAATGCAAATCCTGATTCTGTAAAAGCAAATCTTTATAAATGAGAAACATTAAGATCACTCGTCCGATGAGGGGACGTACTGATACTCAGGCACAGCTTGATGAGAATAATCTTCCCGTAGAAGAAAGCAGAAATAGTGCTCCACTTAATATAACAAGAGCAGCAAAACCTAAACCTCCGACCTCAGAAATGACTCCACGTGAGGCATTGCAAGGTATGCCAGAGATTATGGGAGGTCCTATTAGTACTCAAGGTTTTGATCTAGATCTGAAAAATATTGACCTTCCTATTTATGCTGATAGTAATATTGAAGCGCAGTTAGAACGTGATCAATCTGCATTCGGTCTATTTGCAAATACAATTGCCAGAGGAGCTTCTACAGTGGTCTTAGGTGGTGCAGAGGCATTATCTTATTTTGCTGATGCTGAGAATATCGGTATGGCGTTGCAGGAAGGTGAAAAAGATTATAGCAACTGGTTTGCTGATCTTATGGAAAAAGCACAGGAAGAAGTACGTGAGGTAACTCCTATATATCGTTCTGAAAGAGGTCAACAGGATTTTGCGTGGGATTCTGCTACATGGTGGGCAAACAACATAGAAAGTATTGCAACAACTGCCTCTATGTTCATTCCTACTGCAGGTATAATGAGAGCACTAGCTTTTGCTGGTAAAACAGCTAGAGGGCTTCTTAATACTACAAGAATTGCTAACGTAGCTCAAGATGCTTCTAAAATAACAAAAGGTCTTAATAAGCTTGTGTATGGTGAGAAGGCTGAAAGTTTACTTAGAACGGGTGCTTCTGCTACCATATCAAGATATATGGAAAATACAATGGAAGCAAATGAGACTTTCAATTCTGTATATCAAGAACTTATTGCTGAAGGAGTAAGCGATCAAGAAGCACGTTTAAAAGCAGGGGAAGCAGCAGCTAATACTTGGAAAGCAAACTGGATAAATATCGCTACAGATCTTGTTCAATACGGTTCTCTCACAAAAGGATTGAATTACGCAGCACCTGCTGCTAAAGGTCTTAGAAAACAACTTGCAAAAGGAGGGTATGATTATATTAAGAATGCAGCAGGGGAAGGTCTTGAAGAGTTTGGACAGTATGTAATATCACAGGAATCAGCAAGAGCAGCAAAGAACGATAGAAGTTTCTTTGAACTTGAAGGTCTTGACAGAAGAATGTCAGATTATGTAAAAGATCCTGAAGCACAGGCATCTGCTTTATTAGGTGCTGTAGGTGGAACATTCTTTAAAGCTGCTGGTAGTACAGGTCAATTATATAACAGATTAGCAGGAGTATATGAAGCACAGGATGCTGATCTTGCTAAACGTACATTCTTAGATAAATTAGACGTTACTAACTCATATCTTGTAGACGGTTCTATTCTTATGAACCAAGCTGTTCAATATGGTAATGCAGGTAAGTTTTCTTCACTTAGAAGTTTTTATCAGGATCTTGCAGATAAAACAGATCAAGAGCTTGAAGCAGAAGGACTTACTCCAGAACAGATAGAAGATAAAAGAAAAAAAGATGCTGAAATACTTTCTGATCTTGACTTTTTGGAGAGAGAGTATTCAAGACTTACAGAAGACGCTTCTAAAGATAATGTTGTTAAGATTGAAGAGTTAGGTTCTTTATATGAAAAGCATAAGCTTGCACAGGCAAATGACGTTATTGCTGCTGAAAAAACAAAGATTGAAGAAGAAATATCAAATCAGATAGATACAAATCAGCTCAGTATAAAAAATAAAGAATATAAACTTAATAGTTATAAGAAATACCGAGATAAATATAAAGAGCAAGTAGGAAAGAAAGAAGGTTCTGAGGGTGTCGTATCTTATCTTGATAATAAAATTGAGCAGTTAGAAAAAGAGATTGCTGAAGAAAAACAACAACTTGAAGAGCGTACAGGAGATGCTGTAATTCCTACAACGTCAAGAGATGTAGACCTTGCTAATATGAATGATCAAGAAGCTTATGTTGACCTGCGTCAGCAAGAGTCGCAGCGTGTTATTCAAAATGCAAATACAGTAGAAGGTAAAGCAGAAATTCAAAAAGAGCATGAGCAACGTCAGCTTGATATGACAAAACGTAGTATCAGACCTAGCATGACGATGAATGCTGTAAAATCTCTTGTGAACGAAAAGGATACTCCAGGTTATAGTGACCTTATGAAAAAGCTTGAGGGGGTTGCAACTCTTGCTGAAATGTCAAGTGAAATTCCACAAGAAGGTTCTGAAACATTTGAGCAGGATTTTAAACAGCGTTATCGTTCTACACCTTTATTGTATAGAGAGATTCAAAAAATGAAGGCTCTTGCCAAAGGAAACACAAAAGCAATAAGTGCTCTTGACAAAGTAGAAACTGCTGAAGAGTTTTACAATTTATATAGCAATAATGCTGATGTGAGAAAGGTATACAAAGACCTTACATCTGAACTTCAAAAAAAACAGGAACAAAAAGAGGACGATGAAATAAATTACAAGGAGGATAATTATACTGAAATGCAGGATGCTGAAAGTAATGAACCTCCTGCTGATGCTTCTGAAGATGCGAATCCTGCAAAGGAAGGTCGTACAATGTCAAAGCTTCTTGCGCAGCAAAACGCTCTATATGTATATAACGCTCAAGAAGGAACTGTACAATTCATTGGTGCTGAGAACAATAGAAGAATGTCTATTGAGGATGCAAGAAAATTAGGTTATGATGATTTTATTCCAGGTCAGCGTGTACTATTTACTAAAGAAGGTATTCCTGTAAAACACGCTCAAAGCACTGTAAAAATAAATGGTGTTGATGTTGAAGTATTTACAGATGAGGAGATTGCTGCGTTGAATGATCCTTCTGTAGATATGCTTGGAAAGCAGTTGATATTTTCAGTACCTGCAGATGTTGATTTCAATAAAGATTCTGCTCGTAATGCTGATGACCTTCTTATCATGGTAAGTCTTGTAACAGAGGTTAACGGTGTAGAGAAAGAACTTAAGGTGGGTATGATAAAGAATAGTAGAGGACTACTCGGCTCCGACCCTATCAAACAGTTGCGTCAAAGTATATTCAATGAATTTAAAAACTCAGGACAAACAGGTGGGGTATTCAAATCATCTATAGATACTGTACGTTCTGGAGGTCGTGTAAATGAAAAATTCAATTCTACTTTTAGTAAGAAATCCATACCTCCTCATATTTTAAATGAAAATTATCTTGTAGTCATTACAGATACTACAGCCGATGGTACCGTAAAACTTATTGACGACAACGCAAGGTCTCAGTTACCTAAAGGTACAGATATAGATTACAATGATAATTCTAAACTTGTAGATAAAAAAGGTAACGTATTCATTCTTATTCAAACACCTAATGGTGATTTTAAACCTGTAAGAATGAAGCCTAAAAAGCTTTCTCAATTACCAAAAGAGCAAGCTGTCGTAAACTCATTAATAGATGCTCTTTATGATAAGATTGAAGACCCTGCTCTTTCAGTCAGTCAAAAGTTTCAAGCTATAAAAGAGTTTAATAAAAAATCTCTTGATTACATTCCTTACACTCTTTATTACGATGGAAATAAAGGAAAGATAAAAGAATACCGTCAAGGAAAAGATGGTGTTCGGGTATTTAAGACAGGTTATATCAATCGTGCTGAAGCAAAAGATATTGCTTCTAAAAAGGTAATGCGATTCAATGTTGATAAAATGAATACAGGTTCGTACAATGCTGACCTTTCTAAAAAAGGATGGTATGAAGTGAATATTGATCCTGAGATGCCTTTTATCAACTCTATGATAACTATGCATATTGATTCAGTTCCTGATATCAAAGCTACAAAAGTTCAAGCACAACCTACGCAACAAACTAGTGATACAGATACAAAAAGACAAGAGAAGTTAGAAAATAAAGTAAAAGAAATAGAAGAAAAAAGACAAGCTCTAAGAGGAGAAGATGGTACTGTTCCTAAAGAAAATGTGGCTGAGTTTAAACAGCTTGGTAAAGATTTAGATGTTGCTAAAAAGAATGCTAAAAGGGGTAACTTACCTAAAGGATACGGTATTTCTATTAGAACGAGAATAAAAGAAGGGCAATCGTGGGGTGACGAGATTGCAACAGGACTAGATGCAAAAAGACATGAAATACGTATTGAAAACAAAATCCAAAATGTTTTAAGTGGCAAGATAACAGCGCAGCAAGCAATAGAGCAGATTTCTAGAGAATATGCATTTCTCGTTAATGAGATGGATTCAATAGCTGCGTATATTAATGATAGAACTTCAGATGCTCCTGAAATCGGTAATAACAAACAATCATTTGCTGCATGGAGAAGAGGTGAGTTTGATACTACAACAGCACCAACTACTGATATTGATGCTAAGAAAGCTGATATAGAAAGAAGAAAAGTATTAGCAGAATTACTTAAAGATAATGAATATAAATTAAGTTTTCCTTCTAGGCATGATTCTAATAAAACTATAGCTTATTATATAGATATTACAGGTAAAAAATTAACAGATTCTATAGAAATCTCTATAGATGAATGGAGAGAATTTTCTAGAGGACTCAGTAGACGAAATAAAAATAGCAAAGAGGGTAATAGTATTATATTTAATTTAAGACAAAAAATAGCAGATAGATTAATAAAACAATACGATGCAGAACTAGCAGCTTTAAAATCTCAATCTACTACTGAAGGAACTGTAGATATACCTGTAAATAATATGACTATTGTCTACAACCCTCAGACGGGTGAGATGACATTTAAGACTTCTGGTAATCCTGTTACTGAAGAAACAGTGGTAAATAAAGCACTTGTAAGATATGAAACACAACAGGGTACTATAAGAACAGCTACATACAATAATACAGAATATAAGATTCTTTCTGATAATCGTATTATTTCGATGTCAAAATCAAATACTGGCAAAGAAAAATGGATAAAAGATTCAAAGCAAAGAACAAGTATACTTGAACAAGCAGGAGAAGTACCTGCACCTGTACAGCCAACACAACAAACTTCTGCTCGATCTACAGCAACACAACAACTTAGAGAAGCAGAATCTGGAGAACAAGGAATAGCAGAAGCAGAACGAGCTACAATTAAAGCCGCAATGGATGCAATGCTCCCTCCTCCAGATGCTTTTGAAAGTAGAGAAGAATATGACCAAGCAGAAGCGGAAGTAAAAGCAAGTAAAGAATATAAAGATTTAGAAAGACTACTTACTAAAACAACTACAACAGAACTTCAAGTGCCAGAGAAGGCATCTATATATGAAACTGATGGTTTATTTGATGTAGAATATGAAGGTGAAGGTATTATTGGAGACTACTTACCTACTTATGAAGCTGCTGTTAAAAGAGCACAGGAATTTGATGCGCAACAGAAAGCAGCAGAAGAAGGGGAAGTTATTTCTAAAAAAGAATACGATGCTTTTGTAAATGATGGTACAGTAGATCAAGCTCGTATAAATACTATTGCTGATAAGATTATTAAAGGCGAAGGGTTATCAATCCGTGAACAAAAAATTCTTGAAGGTCGTGCAAAAGAAGTAGAAGAGCGTATACAGGAAGTTGCAAAGCAGACAGAACAGAATGATGTATCTGCAGAAGAACCTACTGTAAATGTGTCTATGAATACTGCTATTGATTTTACAGGTCAAACATCATCACTTGATACTTTAGGTCAAGAACCTACAGAGGAGGAAGATAAAAAGAAAGATGATGATGATAACGAGCCATTTTCAGAGTCTGATGTTGTTAAAAGACTTAGAGAAATTACTGACCCTGATGGTTCATATGAATTATGGGATCAAGAAAAAGAAGTAGCATGGTTCAAAAAAAACTATCCGAATGTACCGTTGGAAGTCCTTGATGACCTTCGTGAAGTTGTAGGTAAAGGAGGTCCTGAGTTGTGGGGAATGTTCCGTAATGCTTCTGTATTCATAGCAACAAATGCTAAAACAGGAACATTATATCACGAAGCTTTTCACGTTGTATTCAACCTTATGCTTACTGATGCTGAACGTAAACAAATTCTTGAAGAAGGTGCTACAAAAGCAAAAGGAGCTGTTGCTATTGAAGAGTATTGGGCAGATGAATATATGGAATATCAGTTGTCAGAAGGTGCAAGCGCACACACGCTTCCTGCAAAAGTTGCTGATTTCTTTAAACGCCTATGGCATATGATACGTATTGCTGCAGAACGTGTAGGTTTTGCAAGTCCTGCTTCTATGAATGATTATATGTATCGTGTAAGTAGGGGTCTTTACAACAAAGGTCTTATCCGTAAAATAGGTAATGTAAAATTCAGAAACAGCGTCACTCGTTTTAGACCAAAGGAAATAGAAAATAATGGGTTGTTAAATGCACGTGAAGCAGATGTAGCAAAACGTTTAATGAATGGTATACTTATAAGTGATGTATTACCAAGATATAAAACCCTGCTTAATATGCCTCATGCAGATGATACTGAAATAATAAAAGCAATCATTAAAAAAGGTATTCGTGATAATGATCCAAGATATTCAGTACAGGCTTTATATACTAATGTGTATCAGTTCCTTAAAACTGCATCTGAGGATAAAAGACGTAGTGAAAATGATAGGAAAACTCTTGGTAGGTTGCTTAATAGTTTTGCTACAGAAGAAGGTAATACTCTTAAAATGAAACGTCTGTATATTAAAGCAGCACGTTCATTACAATACTACGGTATCAGAATGGCTTATGATACAGGTAGTGTAGACACAACAAATGATAATATTGAGGAATCAGACCTTTTAGAAGAAACAGAAGATGTAATTGAAAACTGGATGGTAAAAGAGAAATTCATTTCTGCAAAAGAAAAGTTTTCTCAAAAATCAAAAGCTCTTTTTTCAATGGTTCCTGTAAAGAATGCTAAGTTCGGAGGGTTTCCTGTATTTGAAACTCCTGCACATGTATTCAATAAGTTAAGTTCAAGACTTTCAGACTCAAAGAATCTTGAGGATATGAAAAGAAAGTTAGATGATCTTATCAATTATAATCCAGGATATAAGGTTATTAAAAATGCATTGACCAGTGAAGATTCTACAATAGCAACAGAGTTTTGGAAAAACATTGGGCAGCGAAAATTTACACCATTCCTTGTATTGCAAAATGATGGTAAACGAACCCGTACATTTATAGGTAATGAGAAGGATGCAAGAAAAGATTTAAAAGCTACTTGGCAACAGAACTTCTTCGATTCTCCGTTCTATGATGTATCAAATAATATTATTGCACCTACTGCTAGGTTTGATGAAAAGTACGAAGTATTATCACGTATTGTTGATGATATAGAAAAAAAGAAGAAAACAGAAAGGCTTGATAAAGAAGGTAACATATCAAGATCTCAAGCAGGTGAAATATATAACGTTTTAAAGTTTTTGAACATACCTGTTACAAGAAATGAAGTAATCGATATGTTCTCTACTCCTGATAATGGAGAAAATGTAAAAGGTGGTAAAGAGAGATTCCTGCAGTTTGCTTCTGGTCTTACATATTATATGAACAGGATCAAAAAAGGAGAAAATCCTTATGACGGTAATAAGGAAGCTAGTGATAACTTTAATGATATGATGGAAGTCTATATGATAGCGTATCCTGAAACATATCAATCATCATTCAGAACTGGAGAAGGAGAACTTGCTTATTCATTTCTACAATCACGATTTATGCAGAACTTTATGCGTGAACTGCAAAATCCAAACAAAAAAGAAAGAGATGCTTACATTGAAGAAAGGATGCAGGATCCTTTTTACAAAAATTCTCCTTTCTTAAGTAAGATACTTGAAATACCAGATCTTGCAGGAAATATGCGAATGGCTGTATTTGATACATTAAGAACAAATGACGGAAGTGCTATCCCTTATACTAAACTTACAAGACAACAGCTTGAGGCATTGAAAATAAATGCTTTCTTCAATCTTCAATTTGGAGGTAAAACAGATACTGCATATGGGTATTTTATGATGCCTATATTCTCAGATTCTACATCGTCTGCGTTCCTAAGATTTAAGAAGTATACTACTGAAGAGGCAAAAGCTGCACTAGTAGATTCTGCAAGACAGGAACGAGAACGTATTGAATGGTTAGAAGGTAGAATAAAACCTGTACAAAAAGAGTACAACAAGTGGTTAGCAGATCAAAATGATCGCAACAAGCCTTATAAAGAAAAAGCAAAATTACCTGAACAACTAAAAGATATTGAATACAACATGCTTAAGAATGGTCTTAAGTATCAGATATTCAGAGGACTCAATGATATGGATCTTTCTACAGAAAGTCAGTTTGAAGATGCTGTAATGAATATGATTCAAGAAAATTTGAACAGTGAACTGAGATCTTTAATAGAAGAAGGCATATTTGATAAAGACGGTAATGATGCTACAGATATGCTAGATGAGCGTATTCTTGACGAAAAAGTAAGAAGAGATAATCTTACTCAATACGTTTATAATACGATGGTTATGAACATTCAGACCCTTGTTACTTTCGGTGGTGACACTGCTTTTTATAAAGCTGGAAAAGACGGTCTGACTGATTTTACAGATGTATATAAACGTATTAAAGAGATATGGTCACCAGGTGACTATATCAATACAGATGCTGTATATACACATGTTAAAGAAGGAGAGACCTCAGAAAAAGTAAAAGTAAGAAATGATTATAAAGTAATATATGTAAAAGATCCAGGTGAAGTAGAAAACATTGTATCTGAAAGCATAAAAGAACTTGAACGTGTTCATAAGAACAATCCTAAAAAAGATCAGATAATCGATGCTTTTTCAAAACTGAACAATACAGATGCTGCTACGATCATAGACCCCATAAGAGCAAGAGAGATACATTTGGGTTCTAAAGGTCTCAATGCCTCTTTATATGAAATGTATGATTCTTTGATGACAGGAAAAACTATCAGACATATAGGAGAAGAAGCTACATCGATCGTTTACAAACCTTTCCAATTCATGTTTGAAAAAAGTACTGATACGAATAATACTACACGATTCAATCCAGTACAACACAAGAATGCTGAATTTTTAATCACACCATCTATGGCTGTAGGTAATCCAAAGCTTGAAAAAATGATGGAAAAGTTTGGGTATGTATTTAAAAAAGACGGTTCTTGGACATACGATTCATCTAAGCGTATTACCGATGCTGTTATGTATACAACAGCAGTTAAGGTTGGAGAAAAAGGTACGATTGATAATATTGAAGATGCTGTAGAAACAGATGCTCATACATTTAAAAATGCGAATTATCGTATTCAGATGGAAACACCAGAGCATCATATTGATACAGATATTATGGAGGGTACTCAATACAGAAAGCTTATTATTGAGAATGTAGACCCTAATGCTGAATATACTTTACCTGATGGTACTAAAGTAAAAGGTGATAAACTTGTAAAAGATTTCAACGAAGCTGTATACCTGAATGTAAAGGAATCGTATGAAGAACTTAAGAAGTTATTCTACGATGAAGAAACAGGTCTTCCTGATAATAACAAAATTCTTACAGCACTTAGAGAACAAGCTATTGAACAGGAACTTCCAGATGATTTTCTTACAGCTCTTGATTTTCTTGAAAATAATGAAGGATATACTGTTGATGAAAACGGTAATCTAAAAAAAGCATCTCAAGTAACTGTTCTTCCATTATGGCATCCTGATATTGTGTATCAGGTTGAAAGTATGATGAACTCTTTCTTTAAGAATAGAGTAACAAAACAAAGAACTGATAAGTCTGCAGGTGCTTCGTTGTACAATGCTTCTTCTTGGGGGTTTGAAAATGAGAATCCTAAAGGGCTTAGAAAACCTAAGATCAAATGGAGTGAAGATGGAGGTATCGAATATATGGAAGCTATCATGCCTGTTACGTCTGAAGCATTGTTAGATTATGCTGACGAAAATGGATTCATTGATATCAAAAAGATCGAAGAAATAGAACCTGATCTACTTAAAGGTGTATTTTATCGTATTCCTACAGAGCATAAGTATTCTATGTTCCATATTAAGGTCATAGGATTCCTACCTCAAGGTGTTGCAGGGCAAATTATTCTACCTGATGAAGCTACTACTCTTGCAGGTCTTGACTTCGATATTGATAAATTGTACGGTCTATTGTACAATATAGAAGTATATGGTCAACCTCTTCCTGAAAAAGAAATTGCATATCAGAATTATATAAACTCATCTAATTTTTCTAAGAAATTAGGAAGAAACATCATAAGAAAGAATATTCCAAATTTTGATGACGCAAGAGCACGTAGAGAATTTGCAGCTAAAGAAGGTCTGAGATGGAATGCCGATGAAAATGTATTTACTAAAAAGTCTTTGCGAAAGGTAGAATCCAGTATGGACACTAAAAAAGGCAGAGATAATTTAAAACTTGATATTGCATTTTCTATACTTTCAAATAAAAGAACTGCCGTTGAGCAGACAACTCCTGGTGGATTTGAAACATTAAAAGACCTTGTAGATATGATTCTTAAAGCACAAGGTGCAGATAAAGGTCAGATCAACCCAATGCTTAATTCTACTGTTAGAGAGATTCATAATCGTATGATGACAGGTCTTGATCTTATCGGAATCTTTGCAAACCATACGGTCAATCATTCTCTTATGACTCTTGGTAATGTAGCATTTACAAAACCAATAAAGTTCAATGGTAAAGAACTTGCAGGTCTTAGTCAAATGATGGTAGGTGATGTTAACATTGCAGACCTTAAAGAGTTCCTTGCTGCTGCTGTTGATAACGGTAAAGACCCTGTTGCTTCATTCTTAAATGTAACAACTATTACAGCAGACCTTGTTGCCTCAATGGTTCGTGTGGGACATCCTATTGAATCAGTAATGATGTTTACCGCAAATCCTACGCTTAAAGACTTTACAAATAGATTGTCTAAAGCAGGTAATACATATAGCAGCACAATAAATGATACAATCAATGAAATTGAATCAGAGCTTAAGGTCGCTCTTAGAAAAGTTGCAGGAAGTACCCAAGCAGATAAGATTTTAGATAAAGGATTAAGCTCTTTATATCTTACTTACGACAGAAAAACTAAAAAAGGTAATCTTCTTGATTCAATTAAAAAATCAAATATGAGTACTGAAGATCTTATTAAAGAGAAAGATCTTAATGAGATAAAGCTTAGACTTAACGTTATCAGTTCATTCAGAAACCTAATGAACAATCAAGCATCAGATCTTAAAACTGTAATGTCTGCAATGAGATATGATTCAAGTAAAAATGCAGCAGGACCTACTGTAGCTCATACAAAAAATAAACTTGATCGATACGACAGTGCTTTAGAAGTAAAAGGTATTGCAGGTTTTAGACAACTTATATCAGATATTGAATCAAACCCAGAACGATATGTTGCAGCCTTTAGAGAATATGGTTTAAAAGAAGCTGTTAAAATTATAGGGGAAGTTACAAATATTCCGTATGCTAGTACAGATGAATTTAACATTTTCAATTTTACAGAAAAGACAATAAAACAATATATTGCACCTGAAGGTAGATCTATAAATCCAGATGATACAAATAAGATTTATCGTGCTATTGAAACGCTGATAGCTACATCTTATGAAACATTCAAACCTGTTGAACTAAAACGTGTAATAGAAAATCTTCCTTCTGAGATAAGTAATTTTATATCTGCAAATGAGGATAGTCCGTATGTACCTTTTCTTAGACATTTCATGGCAATACCTTCAAAACAACAGAAAGCACTTGCTATAATGAAGTTTACAAGAAATGGAGTTGACAAGATACAACAGACCGATATTAAGAATGATTGGTATAGTATGATTAATGATTCTGATCCTAATGTTTCAAAAATTGCAAATGACCTTGTTAAATATGCTTTTGCGACTTCAGGATATGTAGTAACTCCATTTAAGTTTACTGATATGATTCCTGTTATGTACACTTCAGATTTAAGAGAGCCAGGAAAGAAAAGATTTGTGGAATCTATTGAAGACATATATTCTAAAGATATGTTTGATTATGAAAATTCTGGACCTGTAGTTTTGCAAATGATAGATCAGATATTAAGAAATATGTATAGAAGCTTTAGTTTTGTAAAATATATTAATCCTGATGAAGTAAAGCCGTATAAAGTAAACGGTACTTACAGACAAAAAGTATGGTATGAAGATGTTACAAAAAAAGAAAAAGGTGAAACATTTCAACTTCAATACATAAAGACTGTCATAAATGACAAGCAAGGAATGCGGTCAGCATTAATGAAAGCGATTGAATCTGAAGGAGATTATATAATATATGAGCAAGTTCAACCATTAGGTCTGCATAATGAAATGATGGAGTTTGACTATGATTCTGCAGTATTAAATAAACCTTTAGTATCTCAAATGGCATCTCTTGAATATATTCCCACAAAAGAAGAAACAGAGGCTAAAGATCTTAATATATCAGATGTAGGTATTGCTCAAACAATGATTGAAATGATGAATATCATTCCTGATTTTAACATTAATGAGATAAGACCTGTAGAGAATGTAAAAGAGGTAAAGACACATCCTTTTATTCAAAAGATAGAAGCTTTACCTAATGATAAAAAAGTACAATTAAAAAATCTTGTAGGATCAACATCTCGAACTGGTTATATGATACTTGAAGCAATACTCAATAATTTTACAGAGGTTGGTACTGTGCAAAACGAAGCTATTGAAAAGTTATTTGAAAAGTATCAAGATCAAATAAACGCAAAACATCCAGATACTACTGCTGATGTTTTAAAAGAATGGGTTAATAAATGGGATTCAGAAGGTAAGAGTGGTCTTAATCTTCTTGATCAATACCTTAAAAAATGTTACGGATAAAATGAGTTGTATAAATACATCAAGTACCGAATTTAAAGATCTTCTTGTTGAGACAGGAATGAGATCTTTTGATCTTGAAATGTCTATAATGGAGTGGCAACAAGAAAATAATTCTGATGAGTTTCCTACTGCAGATAGTCTTGAGTATAGAGATCAAGAAGTAAAGTATCTTATGAATGTTACAAAAGCTTTACGTGAGTTTATAAAACCTGAAGATACAAAAAGGACAAGAAAATATGGAGAAACTTCAGGTCCTGAAAGACTGACATTAAGACTCAATACTAAAGAACGTCCTAACTTAGAAAGCAATTTAAGAAAACGGCTTCAAAATAAAGGAGTTAGTAATAATCAAATAGATATAGTATTTGATTATATGAAGACTAACAACATTAAAGAAATGCCTGTTGAGGATATGATAGCTGTATTATTAGCCGATAATAGTTTTACTGTTGAGATTAATATTGCTAAAGGTCGCCCAACTGGAACACAAGTAACTCCCAATACTGGAGAAGGATTTTTATTAAATGAAGATTCTTATTCTTCATCATATAGTCTTGGAAAAGGTAATAAATATTTTAAGAATGGGATAGAAATATCATATAAAGAATTTAGAAGTGCTTATGATGAATCTGTTATGAAGCCTTCTCAGTATTACTCTAACCTAACAGTTCCAGGAGGTACCAATTATACAGAAAATGAAATAGCTACACCTGCTATTACTCCTAACATTAAAGGACATGCTCAGTTTGCTACAGATCAAGGTATTGGGTGGTTTAGAAGTGATGATAAATCAACATTGTCTGAAAGTTCATTATCAAGATATAGTAGTAACCCACTGGAAGATTATAGCTATAAAGGTAATAGTAAGAAATTTGTATATAATGGAGATGTATACGAGCATGTTTTTGAACAAGATTTTGAACTAGGTTATGAAATCAATGATTTTTGGAAAAACAAAGAACTTATATCTCAAGACGAGTTTATAACTGCTTTACAAAAGGCTCAAGAGGAGCCTTCTAAAAACATTAAAACAAGGCGTATTCTTGAAGTACAATCTGATTTATTTCAGAAAGGTAGAGATAAAAAGGATTTAACAGATAATTATATTAAAGCTTGGTTAGTAGAAATAGATGAAAATGGTAATCCTACAGGTAGAAAAGCCCCTACTTTAGAAATAGCTAATAAAAGAGGTTTTAAAAAATATAAAGAACAAACTTTAAAAAAAGGCGAGAAGGAAAATCAATTCCTACAACTTCTAAACAAAGATGGTAAATGGGTTAATTTTTTTATACAATCTATTGTAAAAGACTCTGCTAAAAAAGGCTATGAAAAAGTATTATTTCCTACAGGAGAAACTGCTGCTAAAATAGAAGGACATCAAACTATTGCTGAAGATATCAAATCAGCACAAGAATCAATTAATTCTGTCAATAAAAAACTTAAAGCTATAAAACCTTTTGATACAGTAGAATCTTTTAATTATGGTTCTCGAAAATACAAAAAAATAAACGGTGAATGGACATTAACTATCGGTAAAAACAGTGTTCCTTTATACGATCAAGAGACTGGATATCGTTATGACCCAGAAGAAGATTATAACATAAAACGCAATGAACTTGAGGAAATAAAAAAAGCACAACAAGCACGAATAGATCGGGCAAAAACAGAAGGTTTAGAAAAACTTAAGCCTATAGAAGCTTTCTATACTAATAGAGTAACCAATATCCTTAACAAATTATACGATGTAAAAGTAATTACTGATGAATATGGTAACACTTGGAATGAAATAATATTAGATGTAAATAAAGAACTTGACACTCCTATATTTTTTCAAGAACCTTCCCTTAATACGATAGCTGAAATTGAAACTGAACTGCTCAGATCACCTGGCATTAAAAGATATCAAGGTGGCTTGATGATAACTAAGAACGGTTATGTAGATGCAGTAAACAAGGTAGGTCGTGTAAACAGACAGATAGGATCAAAAGCTGTAACAGTACATAAATCAAGTAAATTCGGTAGAGGAGGTCGTGAGATATTCTTTATTAAGATAAACCCTTCTCCTTCATTTTTTCAAAGAGAGTCTAGAGAAGAAACGGTACCTGATGAAAAACTTGACAAGCGATTGATGTCATTAATGAATGACCTTGGTATATCACTTGTTAATTATGATGAATATAAGTCATGGTATGAAAAAAGATACGGCAAACCTCTTACTGCAAATGCAGTAGCGGATATACTTAACAGGTCTATTGCTGTACGCGAAGGTACTAGAAGAAAAGACACATTAGGCGAGGAAGTTTCTCACTTTATTGTATATGCAATGAAGGAAGATCCGAGAGTTCTCGAAGCACTTAATGGTGTAGAATCAACTAAATATTGGGAACAATACTCTGAGCAATATATGGAAGCATATAACAATGATGTTGAGAAAGTAAAACTTGAGATTGTTGGTAAAATGCTTAATGATTCCTTATTGGATCAAGTAGCTGATGGAAGCATTACTCCTAAATGGAAAACTCTTCTTTCAAGAATATTCAATGCTTTTATGTCATTCTTTAGAATAGGTAATAGAGCAAAAGAAAGACGTATTCGTGAAGGTCTTGACGCATTGGTAGCTGAAACACTTGAATCTCCATCTATTGTAAAAGATAGAATTGATGCAATGGAAGATATGAAAGAAGATGCACAATTCTTTCAGATAGATCCTAAAATGTTCAAGAACTCTAAAATGCTTGATGGCATGAAGAAAGAACTTGAAAAAGCAGTTGACGTTCTTGGCACACGTATAAATGCTTACAAACAAAGAGGTAGTTCAGAATTTTTACAAGAAGAAAAAGCTTTAATAAGAGCTTTGAACAGAGATCTAAATGCGCTTACGCAATTTGAAAAGAAAGTATCCGTAGAAAGATCTGAGCCTGGTGTATATGATGTAATATATAAAGGTGAAAAAGCTGCAGAAATAAAGCTCAATGATAAGAATGTAGTTGAAAGTATGACTGTAGAGCCTGAATATAAAAACATAGAACCTTCTCTTTTAGGAGCTTTCTTTAAAATACAAAAACTTTCAACAGCAGTATCAAAACCGTTAACACAACTTACTGCTGATGAAAAGAAAGCGTGGGAATCTCTTGTTCTTGGTAAGAGGGCTAAAGTATTTAATGATAGATATGCTGTTGATACACAGGATATAAGAGTAACACAAGGTCTTATCAAATTTATCAATCATGCTGAAAGTGAAGCTGATAAAGTAATGAATAGATTATTGTATATGCGTGATGCTTTTTCATCTGGTATGTATAATGATGAACTTGCAGAGTTTTCAACTATAGTAAATGATATGAGCAAATTCATTACGATATACAAACCTATTGTAACGTCTGTTCTTCAGGAAACACGTTTTGATAAACGTAAATTAGTTAACGCAGGTGTGTCAGGAGATACTCTTGATAGGCATAATGCACTTATTGAAGCCCTTGAAAATATTAGTACAGGTATAGAACAAATGGAAAATGATTATAAGTTTTATGCCCGTAATATATTTGTTCATACTATGAGACCGTTTCTTGAAACCTATCATAAAGATAAAGGGTTATCAAAAGATGAGCTATCAAATCAGGTAAATCTTGAGCTTGAAGAGTTATTGAGAATGACTGAAGAGGTCACTCCTGATATAATTCATTGGAATCGTCTTATTTCTTCTATGGCAGAAAATCCTGATGAACTTCTTAGGCTTACAGACCGTCTTGTCAAAGACCGTATTCTAAACGCTCAGACATCTACGATCCGTGACATGCGTGATCTTTTTGATATGGATGCTAAATTAAAAGCTGCTGGTGTTCCAAATACAGAATTTATTTATGAAAGAGATGTTGACGGAAACCTTACAGGTAATCTTGTTTCAGAATATAATCAAGGTGAGTATGAGAAAGCAAAAGAGAAATTCTATAAAGAATTACACGAAAGATTGAATTTACCTCACGAGGATTCTCTTGAGAGATTTAAGATCAGATCAAATAATCCTAATCTTGATCAGGATTATATTGAGGCTGAAAACAGGTGGTATGAAGAAAATTCACAGCTTAATCCTGAATATAAAAAAGCTCTTCAGCAAAAAAGAAAGGAGTTTATAGAGAATACTTTAAAATTTAAAAAGGACATTGATCTTTATTATGAAATAAAGAACAAGTACCCTGAAGACTTTCTTGACAAGCTTAAAAAAGAAAACAAGGTTGTATATAATAATACAGTAAGAGCACTGAAAAATTATAACCGTTGGAAAAACGAGCGTATTTGGAAAGATATAGATGGTAATATTCGATATCGAAAAGAATTTGCTCAACCTGCCAATAAATATAAGAATCGTCAGTATGCTGAAATTATGAGTAGTGCTCCTAAAAAAGAGTACTATGAGAAGTATATGAACATGCGTACATCTTTGATGTCACATATGAATGATAGGTATCGCAATAAGATGTTAGCTCCACAGATACGTAAAGATATATTGGAACGTCTTAAAAGTGACCCTAAGAATACTGCTCAAGAGACATTGAATGATATATTAAGGATCCAGCAGGATGACACAGCATTCGGTATGCTTGATGAAATGGGAAGACCGATTAAACAGGTTCCTATCTATTACAGCAGTCCTTTAAAGAATATGAATGATCTGTCTACAGACGCAACAGCCTCAATGGTTCTATTTGCAAACATGGCAAACAGACATCGTGAACTCAATTCAATCGTAGGCGTAATAGAAATAGGTGCTGATGTAATGAGGGAACGTAAAGTTGTAGATGAAAGTCTATTAGCAAAAGCAAAAAAGTTAGGAGGTATAAATGTAGAATCTACAGAAGGTGGAAATGTTTATGATAGATATAAATCATATATTGATATGATATTTTATGGTGAACTAAAAGATAATAAGAATCTTATTCTTCCTGATAGTGTAAGCGAAGCAAAAATCATAGATGGTCTTATAAAGTATACTTCTGTTAATAATCTTGCTCTCAACGTTTTCTCTGGTATGTCAAACGTTATTCTTGGTAATGCACTTATAAGAGAAGAAGCATTTGCAAAACAGTTTGTAACTCAAGAAGATCTTTCTAAAGCGCGTAAAGCGTATTGGACTGATACAAACGATGGTTTAGCAGGTCTTATGGGAGATACTGGTAAAACAAGATCCGATAATAAACTTAGATTATTTCTTGAAGATTTTGATGTATTGCAAGATTTTGAAAATCGTGTAAGTGAAGCAAATACAGATCGTAATAGATTCGGAAGACAAATGACAGAATCTGCTTTCTTTTTGCTAAACCATATGGGTGAACACCAAATGCAATCACGCATGGCACTTGGTATGGCATTCAATAAAAAAGTATTGCTTGATGGTAAAAAGGTAGATTTCTATGATGTTCTTGAAGTAGAAAATAATAGATTAAAAGTGCGTGATGGTGTTAAGAATCTTGACGGTTCTGATTTTACGGACGCAGATAAGAACCAATTTATTCTAAAAATGCAATCTGTAAATCAAAGACTGCATGGTATCTATAATATAAATGATAGAAACGCTATTCAAAAATCAGCTCTCGGTAGAGCAGGAATGTTGTTTAGAAAGTGGATGCCAACAGGTATTCATAGACGTTTTGAAAGAAAATATCGTAACTATATGATAGGTGACGAAATAGAAGGTATGTATCGAACTTCTGGTCGTTTTATGTTACAACTTGTAAAAGAGATCAAAGAAGGTCAATTTACATTTGCTTCTGCGGGAGATGCTTTTGATAAGTTATCTCCAATGGAAAAAGCAAATATTAAAAGAAGTATGGTTGAGGTAGGTTATTTCTTAACTGCTGTCATAGCAGGTGGGTTTCTCGCTGCTTTAGCTGGAGATGATGATGATAATTGGGCTTTGAATATGCTTGCTTACCAGGTAAATAGATTTAGTACAGAACTTGGTATATTCATTCCCGTTTGGAATATTAAAGAAGCAACAAAGATTCTTAAATCACCATCTGCTGCGGTTGATCAATTTGAAAACCTTCTTGATATTACAAGAACCATCAACCCTTGGTGGTTCTACAATGATGACCCTTTCTTTTCAGAGTACAAGGCTGGAAGAAATAAAGGTGATCTTAAATTAGGTGTTTGGGCAAAGAGGCAGATACCAATGGTAGATACAATAGAAGATGTATTCTACCCTGAAGAAAGATTAAGATTCTTTACAAACATGTAAAATGGCTGCTCGAAGACAAAAAAATGTAAGACGAACAGTAGGTAAGGGAGGTAACTTCCGATCTACTAAGAGTGGTGCAGGAATGACCAAGAAAGGTATAGCTGCACATAGAAGAGCCAATCCTGGATCTAAACTGAAAGGCGCAGTTACAGGAAAGGTAAAAGCAGGATCTAAAGCTGCAAAACGAAGAAGTTCGTATTGTTCAAGATCTGCAGGACAGATGAAGATGCACAACATCAGTTGCAGTAAAACACCTGATAAACGTATTTGTGCTGCAAGAAGACGATGGAAATGTTAGTATTATGGCAAAAAAGAAAATGAACAAAAAGAACAAAGCCTTACACGATGCTTGCTACCACAAGGTAAAAGCACAATATAAGGTGTTTCCTTCAGCGTATGCAAGTGGAGCAATCGCTAAGTGTAGGAAGAATAAAGGAAAAAAATAATGGCATACGTAGGATTTAAAAAACTAGCAAAGAAACTTGGTGGAGGTAAAAAAGGTGCTGCTATTGCTGCATCCATAGGTCGTAAGAAATACGGTAAGAAGAAGTTTCAAGAAGCTGCTGCAAAAGGAAAGAAAATGCGCGGAATGAAACCAAAAAAGAAGAAATAATGGCTGTTCGTAAAACAAAAGCAGGAGCTAACCTTAAACGTTGGTTTAAAGAAAAATGGACAGACCAACATGGGAGACCTTGTGGTTCTTCAAAGACAAAAGGTGTAAAAAAATGCCGTCCTTCTAAAAGTGTTAGTAAGGAAACACCTGTCACCTGGAAAGGTGTAGGCAAGAGAAAGTCTGCAGTTGTTGCAGAAAAAAGAAGAGTAGGTATGGGTAACCGTACTTCATCAATCAGAAAAAAATCTAAGAAATAATGATGTCAAAAAAGAAGTACATGGGAGGTGGAGCATCTTCTATGATGAAAAAGTCAACTTACAAATCAGGAGGTGCTAAGAAATCTGCACCTAAAGCTAAATCAGGTCTTAAGAAACCTGCAGCAAGTCAAACTGGTCTTAAAAAACTACCAACATCTGTACGTAACAAAATGGGTTATATGAAAAACGGTGGTGCTAAAAAGATGATGAAGATGGGTGGTGCTCGTAAGAAGTAATAACTACTCACTTGTGAACAACAAAAAGGGGGTCAATTAAGACCCCTTTGTTTTTTCTATATACTTGATAACCAATTTTAAATTATCAGTAGTTGCATCACAACTATCATTATCTGGCTCCCAAGTGCCTGTACGTAGCATTTGAATATCTTCTACAACTGCAAGCAGTGCTTCCAATGCTTCCTTACGTTCCTTATCAGCTTTTGTCTTTGGTATAAAGTTCTCTTTTACAAACTCTTGCCATCTTTCTGATACATCATTGATCTCTTTTACAATGATATCAAGACCATTGAATCTTGATGCATCCTTTCCATATGTTAACTCAGCTATCTTAATAGGGCTGAGTATTTCTTTCCAATCTATTTTCATTTACTGTCTGCTTTTGCATCCAACCACTTCTCTATTCTCATTGATACCTTGGCACCAGTAAGACTTCCTGCTACTGTACCAAATGTATAAGGTATGAACAGATCAAGGCTGAAATCATTTATTACTATCTCTTTCATTGTGAGAAACCATATTGCATTACTGAACACTGATGCTACAGCATGGTAATACATATTGTCTCTGTTCCTTGCTCTTGATATTAACGCAAAACTGATATTCTGTATATAAGCAAGTGCGATTATCTTTAAGAAAAACATCATTCTTCTACGTCTTTACTTCGTTTCACTTCTTCCCGTGCCTTGCCACACACCTGACACTTCTTACCACCGTTTAAGTAGTCCTTGCGCCATACATGATTCTTACAGCGTCTTTTAGTTGCTCCCTCACTTTCAGCAGTTACTCCCTCAACTTTCACATCTGACAGGAACACCGTCACCTTCTGCGTTGGGCAACTCAGCTTATGGAATCCTACCTTATGGCAGAAAGGGCATTCTGTTTCTTTACTCATCTTTGTTTTGGTTTAAAGTGTAACTACCTCGTTACATTTTGTTCGTTTTTTGACGGTTCTGTAACTACTGGGTTACTTTTAGTTAATTCGACAACTGTAAAGATTGTAAAATAACTGCACTCAAAACGCCTTTTTTGTAAAATATTTGCATTTATTGAGTAATGTAGCTGGGTTGGATTCACCACATTTAAGCTTATCAATTAAAATACTCAAAGCACTACATATCTTATTTGTTTAGTGTGATTTACCGCACTATTTGACTTCAATTCGTGATTCGCAAATTGCGATTTACGATAAAGTGCGTTATTCCGCACTATCTAATATCTTCAGCGTTCCGTCAGCCTTCACTATGTACACACAGTTCGGGTTCTCAATGATCCTGACGATCATACTCGCCATCTTCTCAGGCATACTACCCTGCTTAACAAGGTTCTTAAAAAACTTACGATGCTCCTTACCCTTGGGTGGGTAAACTTCAAAGCATCTCTTTAGCACTCTCTCTACGTGTAGTTGTGGATTCATTTTTAAGTCTATAATATTTATGTGATACTATTATAAGAATAATGAGAAGGATACATAAGAATATCCTATATATCCGTATCTCATTTTTCATTTTTATTGAATGCTTCTAAGTGATGATAAGGTTGAAATCCTGTAAACATTTTTGGAATATTACAAACAGGTTTCCAAACATCTTCAGATTGAGCAAGATTCTCTGCAGCCTCAGTTATCCAACGCTCATAGTCTTCATAAGACTCATCTTCTTGAGGTATAGGAAATACGATGTGAAGGAGTTCGTGTATTATGTCTTCTTCTGTAAGATCTACATCGTGGTATATGATTCCAAGTTTTCTACCAAAATCTCTATGAATACCTATAAAATACTTCTCGCCATTATAGATTATACTCTCTGGATAAATCTTATTGGTTTTAATAATCCAATCCTTAAGCCTAAGAATATGCTGCCACTTTTTTATAATATCTTCCATAATATAAAAATAAAGAAGAGGAGGTTTCCCTCCCCTTCAATTATTATCTATCCACATTTCGAGCTACCGCAGTCTTTACACATAAGACAACCTTCTTCAAATACGACATTATTACTTCCGCATTCGGTACAGGCTGCTCTTGATACCATCTTCTTTTCATCGATGTATTTTTTAAGAGTTCTTGCAATAGCTTTGCTGAAACTGGTAATATCACCGTGAGACTTATTCAATTGCTCAACAATGAATGTTATATCAGCTCCGTGTCTTAACGCTGTGCTTACCATACGTGTCAATACATCCTGCTCATCAGTAATCTGAGAGGTTATATCTTCACTGTATGTATCACCGTTTTTCAGCAGATCGTATCTACCTCTTTTGATCTTGCACAGTTCGAGTTCAGTTTCATTCGTAAAGTGCGGAATGGCAAAGACCTCATACGGCTTACTATCGAACAGTCCTACAATGACATTCCATTTTACTCCTTTTGATACTGTAGTATGAATATCTACAGGTAAACAATCAGGACGTTTAGGAGCATCGTGATACTCAAACTTATCATTTGATTTTGCAGTTTCTGTTACAAGCACACCTGTACGACAACCGTCACGATATACTGTAACTCCTTTCAGACCTTTATCATAGGAATGTATGTAGATCTCAGCTACTTCTTCTTTGGTAACATCATTCGGCAAGTTAATAGTTGAACTTATCGAATGTGATGTATACTTCTGAATGATAGCTTGCACATCTACACGTTTCTTCCAATCAATATCAGGAGCACATGAGTTATACCACGGTGACTCTTCAAATAAAGAGTCTAATTGAGCTTTAGTTAAGCTTTCCAATACATCTTTAGTTGCATCAGGTTCATGTTCTTTACACCACTCAATAAATTGAGGATGCATAACGGGATATTCCATCCAATTATCACCATTCTGATCTACAAAGTCAACACGTACACCTTCTTCGCCTGGATTCACTTTCTTTCTACGCATGTAGTAAGGAGCAAATAAAGGCTCTAAACCTGATGTAGTCTGTGTCAGGATACTTACTGAACCTGTAGGTGCAACTGTACTCCACGAAACGTTTCTGCGTCCATAAATATACATTCTCTCAGCTTGTTCAGGAAATTCATCACAAAGCATTTGGTAAAAATCATTAGTTCCAACAGAACTCATTTTTACAAATTCTTCATTATAATCCCAACCTTCAAACGAACCTCTAAGAATAGCAAGATCAATAGTACAATCAAGCTCTGCTTCCATCTTGGTATGCATTACTTTCTCAATATAATCACAACCTTGTTGAGAGTCGTAAGCAACCCCCACAGCAGCAAGCATATCACCGAGAGCAGTAAACCCGCAACCAGTACGCCTACCTGCAGAAGCAACATCATACACTTTTTCCCAAAGTTTAATTTCAGTTCTTTTAACTTCATCAGATTCTTCATCGGAGTGTATCTTAGCAAGGATTCGAGATATGTGTTCAAGTTCAAGATCGACCAGATCATCAGCGAGTCTTTGTTGTTCATAAGCAACTTCATACAGTTTTACCCAATCAATATACGCCTCATCTGTGTAAGGATTCTCTACAAAACTGAGCAGATTAATAGCCATCAATCTACATGCATCATAAGGTTGCATGAATATTTCACCGCAAGGATTTGTAGTTACACCGCGATATTGTTCATATGCACCATCAGGACTATAATCCCAATGTCTATCAATGAACATCTGTCCTGGCTCTGCATTCTCCCATGCATTCTCTACAATCGAATCATAGAGTTCTTTGGCTCTGATCTTTTTAGTAACTACTTTTTCAGATTCTTCAAGAGTCCCTATAATATCCCTATTTTCAAGATTACATGGAAATCTAAGCATGTAATCCTCATCATTCTTGACAGCTTCCATGAAATCATCTCGAAGCATAACTGAGATGTTAGCTCCTGTAACTTTTGTTCTGTCCTTCTTGATGTTGACAAACTCAAAGACATCAGGATGACGTACATCAATAGTAATCATCAACGCACCTCTACGACCTCCTTGTGCTACCTCTCTTGTACTATTAGAGAAACGCTCCATGAATGAAGCTGCACCAGTAGATGTCTTAGCAGCATTGGTAACATCTGTACCACTTGGTCTAAGTGTAGAGATGTCTATACCGACACCTCCACGCCTCTTCATAAGCTGTACAAGCTGTTCATCCTTTTGAAGGATACCACCGTAGCTGTCTTCAGGTTGTCCTATTACAAAGCAGTTAGACAGAGAACCTATCTTATCTACTCCGAGCATTGACATAATAGAACCTTGAGGAACTATGTATTTGAAATTCTTGAACAGCATATATATTTTATCTGCTGTAAGAAAGCTTCTGCTCTTACCGTAATTGCTAAGATTTGAATGTTTTACTGCAACGATCTCTATCGGTTCGTCATTTTTAAGATACGATTCTTCAATTCTCGCAAACTCTTTTGCCATGCGTCTATGCATGTCATCAGGATTGTTTTCACCTTCTGCAGCATACTTACCTTCCCATACGGAAGCGGCAAGTTCATCATCATTGAAATATTCCTTGCTATTCATACGGCTTCTGTTTTTTTCATACGGTTTTCAATAAAGCTGAAATCAGGTTCTCTGAAACTGATACTCTTCAGTACTTTACCATCTTTAGTACGTTTAATAACATAAGAACCGTTGACCTCCTCAATACGGGTTTCAATAAATACACCTTTTTTATTAGGATGTGTACCATTCATATATGCTGTGACTGTTTGAATAGCTTCTTCATGCGTATCACAGAATTTACTAAGGTTACTCGCAGCTCCTGCACGTACAATATCATTGATATTGATACCGTTCATCATTGCTGACTGAGTAACTACCCATAGTACATCAAAGTACGCATCACATAGTTCTACAATGTCATCATTCTTTGACAATGCAATCATAAGTTCCTGAACTTCTTCATCGATGAGCATCATATTCATCTTTTTCTGTTCAGGTGTCATAAGGGATGGTCTATTAGGCTTTTTCATGCCGATCTTTTCTAACCACACTGTTATGTACGAGTGTAATGGATTAACTTTCATTACGTTTTAGTTTTTCAATCTTGAGTTCATATCTATCTCCATTCTTCATATGCAGTATACACTGCTTTTTACCCCTCTTTACATGAGATATATTCTTCCACTGAAGGTCACTGAGTCTACCAGCCACAAAAGCTGCGCATTGACCTTGTATACTATAGAAATTTGCCATATTCAAAAAATAAAAAAGGGAAGCTGCGAATATACAGCCTCCCTTATAGGTTTTGCAAATAAAATATCAATTAATTTTACACTAACGGATATTTTTCATCAACATGCGAGTACCACTCGTAATCAGGATATAATTCAGCAACTTGCTTTTTTAATCCATCATCATCAGTAGCTGCAATAGCAACTTTAAATTGTGTATCTCCACCATCATTGGTAAGCGTTACAATATATGCATATGTTCTTTTCATACTATTTCAAATTCAAGGTATACCCATTCATCTACTGAAGAAACTTCAATATTCTTCACATCATACTGATGACGTATATCACCAGCTACACGGTGTGCCATTTGAATATCTTTATCTCCTGGCTCTTCATCACCGACATTACCGTTCTCACGTGTACTGAAAGTAAGCTTGTTACCATCAGTTTCATCGTGATCGAACCATGATATTTTTTGAACATGGTTGATAATAGAATCTTTATTTGTCATAACGTGTATCTTCTATAATTGTTAAAAACATATCGTAATAGTCATTGAAGATGTCCTGTGCGTTCTCAGTATATACTGTCACGCCTGCGGTATCATCTTCATATATGCTCTCAGAACGGTCATCCCATTCTATCACAAGCATCCTATGAGCAAGTTCTGAAGCAAGCTCAAGCTTATTCGTCATTATTACATCACTCATTTTCTATAGTTTTATTTACAAGCCCTTGAGGTAAACATTCTTTAGCTACGAATAGAATTTTCAATACATCATCCGTCAATTTCTTTACTGATTTAATATCTTTTTCACTACTCCATTTTTCAATCAATGATGTAATAGCATGAGCTGCATCGTAAGCTACTACATAGTATGTACCGTGCTCAACTATTATTTCAAATAGCTCGGGTCGTATTGTTTTTTCTTTACTCATTATAGATCTGCTTGTATTTCACAATAATCATTGTCTGAATCAGACTCAAAGAAGTCACGTATCTTTCTACCAAGAGTAAGATCTGCATATTCTGCAAGGTCTTCTCTTGATACACCGTTCTCTTTTTGCCATGCATCTGTTATAGATATCGTGTCTGATTCATCACATAGCTTCATAAGCAATTGAACTTTAGGGTTTGATTCAATGCTTTTTATTTCTTCTATGATCTCAGGTAAAGATTCACGATCAATAGCATAGTCTATATACTCCCGATCTCTTTCAAACGCACCAAATCTTTCAGGTGCATCACTGCCTTGAATGGCAAACCAGAATTTACCTTCTACATCTCCGTTATAATATCTTCCCATTACTCTCCGTTTTGAAATATTAATTCATTATTATCATACAATTCAATAGTTGAAGAACCTCCATTCTCATCTACTGTCATATCTTCTGAAGTATCATATAGAGTTTCATACTCTGCATCTACAATATCAGGATGATACCCTCCCTTGATATCTTCAAGGATTTTGTCTACATCATTCTGTTTTTCAGAAAAATGTATCCTTCTCCAAACTGTACACTTATAGTCTAAATACATAGTTTATTTTATATTCCAGTTTATCTCTTCTTTTCCAAGCATATACAGCATGCTGTTACACTTACTGAATATCTTACTCCCATAGAATCCTGCCTTGCCTCCTGCGTATGCTTCTGCTGCAGGGTGTGGTGCTTTTATGATTCTTGTAGAATCAGGGTCAAGATATTTCTCATAGGATTGTGCTGTTCTACCCAATAGAATGAATATGACATTCTCATTCATATCATTTATTGCATCAATTACCTCCAGTGTGAACGGTTTCCACATATTCAAATGTGAGTTCGTCTGTCCATCCTGTACGGTCAATGATGTATTGAGCATAAGCACTCCCTGTTTTGCCCATCCTTCCAAAGAATAATCAAAATCAAGACACAATGTATCAAGATCTTCCTCCAACTCTTTAATGATGGTCTTCAGTGATGGTGGTATCTTTCTGTCTGTCTTGTCAATATCAACACCAAAAGACAAACCTGTTGCCTGATTTTTTCTGATGTAAGGATCAAGACCTAAGAATACTACTTTTACCTTTTCATACGGTGTCAATTGGAATGCCTTGAAGACATTCTTCTGTTCAGGATATACTACTCTTTGCTTACGTTCAGCCATCAACCAATGACCTAAGTTTGCAAAGTCCTGAGACTGAAGATATGTCCTCATAGCACCATACCAACCGATACCGAAAAGGTCTGTCATTACCTTTTCAACGCTCATATATTATGTATTTATCATAAAATGTTTCTCTATCTTCATCCATACGTGAGCGTAATTCACTACCTTCTGGAATCTCAATATCATACTCTTTCTCCATCTTATCACGCAGAAGAGGACTCTTCTCCAATTCAAGACGAATCTTGTTGTATTTATCACGTATCATATGAAAATCATAAATACGCTTTTTATGAGACTCACTGATCTCTGAAAATTTACCAACGCGAATGCGTACAAGATCTTCAACAAAGTCATCAGGTATTGCAAGTGTAAGCATTACATACTCACTACCGAGTTCTTCTTCACGCATAAAGTGATCAGATGACCTGAAGAAATGCATTGCATTCTCATATCTACTGTCAACAACATAAGGTCTTTTCATAAGAACCCATATGCAACCATCCATACAACCTTCACGATATAGATAAGCATTCATAAGATGTGTAGAGAATGACACATCAGCTCTTGTACCACCATATACAGGCAGTATCAAGAGTGATGTATCTGATCTCTCCATAGTAAGACCGCGATATACTCTGATACCGTTATGAGAACGCATCAGAGCAATATCGTTGAGTTGATACCAACCTACATCTTTGACATAGATATGGTCTCCTTTGAAGAATAAACGTTTTCCGTTCTTTCTAATTTCATAGAAAAAACCGTTTTCGTCTTCCATCTCTTCAATCTCACCATCTTCTTTTACACTTATCTGAATGTGAAAGCCTGTATAGGTAATGACACCTTTTATCTCAGACTCCTTCAAGAACATTGTCGTAAATATCAGTTATGATAACACCATCGTTCTCGTAATAGTCTCTATGATAATCCCACAGATCATTATTGACATGCCATAGATAGTCTCTGAATACGTCAAGAATACCTTTGCGTTTTCTGTTGTATCTATAACCACCATTGATAGCACAATCAACATCCATTTCTGACATCTTTACACATATAGGCTCATTACCTTGTACTGTATCAACAAATACAAATAAGAATGAAGGAGATACTGTATAGCCTTGCAATGGTCCTGCTTGCTGTGTGATCATCTCAATAGCAAGTGTATACCATGCAGCCTGATAATCATATCCAAACTTCATAAATGATGACATCACACTATGATCGTAAGAAGATGTTGTTTTAAGGTCTACAACCTGTATAACCTTCGTCTCGTGATCAATAATAACAATATCTGGAAGTGCCTTACATTGAACGCCTTCCATTTCAAATGATATATCCATTTGATATATGATTTCAACCTTATCACGCAACACACTATGACTTTCAGGTACATCCATTACAAACATATCACCTACATACTTATTGTTGATAAGCATTGCTTTCATTGCAGCAGCTTTGTTGTACTCTTCTTGAGTAATAAGAGTGATCTTACTTGCCATCATATACTCGGATGCCCAATCTCTACCTCCTACTTCTACAAACTCAGCAATAAGATCATATACTTTAGGACTCTTGATACCTGACTGTGTATATGCTTGCATAAACATTGTCTCAAGGTCTGCAGTCGCATCATTAGCAAGTGTCTCCTGCATTATCTGCTCAAGAGCATATGTAAACTTACCTGTATTCTTACGTCTGTCTGTCCAAGGATTCTCATATTGCGATACACGATACTTAGAAGAAAACTCCTGTGCTGTATCAAACATCAAAGAATCGAACATGCTACCGAAGTTCATCGCATCACTCTCTACTTTTACTGCAGTACCGTCAAGCATTGCTTTAGCTCGTTGTGGATGACGAGCAAATTCGGAAAGCAGTGAACGTGACACTGCCTTCCTTTCAAAATAATTGTTTCTTTCCATTATTCTACTATCATTAAACCTAATTCATTATCTTTCTCAATAGACTGCTTGATCATAGTTGACAGATTGTTCTGTACATCAGCAAGCATTTCTTTCTTAGCTATAAAATCACTTGGAATAGCTACTTCAGCGTTATCATTTTCAAGAACAAACGTGATATTTGTCACTTTCATAAAATCGTGGTGGTTAAGTAATGCATGAATAAAATTCTCACGCACTTTCTTTACTTCTCTATGATCTATACACGCAACAGCATTTACATAAAAGCCTCGATTAGAATCATATATACTTTCGTATATACCATTTACCTGACGATCATTTATTTTATTGGTACCTGTAATAGCATAAATAACAGGTACAAGTGTATTATGTACTATAGGAGACAATCTTTTAAAAGACTGTTTTTCATTAGAAAGATATAAACGTCTAAAATCATAAAGATCAATTTTATAAGGATCATCATAATGTTTTATTATTTCTGCTAACATTCCATAGTAATTAACTGTAATTGCATATCTTCTCTAAAATGAAATGGTACTTCACGTATATCAATGCCCATTATCTGATTGGCAATATGGTTTGTGAATGAAGTTACCATTCTTGCAGCAATGAGCGCACCTGTATGTGATGTGTTCTTCAAAGAACATATCTGTTCTGCTACCTGTGAATCATCAAACAGTGTCTGCTCGTAGCGTTTCTCATCTCCTTTCTTTACAACATACACTTCGTATGTTTCAATGGTCATACGACCATCAATGAAAAGCTCTCTGTTCTCAAGGGTCTTCCATTTGTTGAACATCTCTTTACGTGCTTTCATATTGTCAAAGCAAGAGAATGAGATTGCAGATACATACGATTCGCTCGTAAGTTTCTGATTCATCGAATGCACTTTCTGATCTGATATCTCAGTAAATGAGAATATGTTATCACGTGCACTGTCCGTTTTAGATCTGCCAACATCATCTTTCGAGAACAGTTGTCCTGATAGATTGATGCTTTCAACCTGATCATCATCATACATGATCAATTCGTGTTCACCAGTTCTTGCCAATAACAGAGAAAGCCAACTACCGATAGTGCCGACACCACCGATAGTTATCTCTCTGAAATCACCGAACCAGTCAACACTATTGAATCTCGTATGAGAATCCTTGTGTTGTACTTCTATCATAGTGAGTATTCGTTATTCTTATTTAACTCGTGTTTAGCTAACTCAAGTGCTTCTCTAAGCTTCTCAACACCTTTACCTGAGTAAGGCTTCAGCTTTTTTAATGTACTGCATACACCCTCGTATGCCCCAGTAATATCAAAATGATCGATAGCATAGTTTACTGCATTGTCATTCAATTGATCTACATACACATTGAAATAAGGATCTGATTCATGATCCTTAAGATCTGATAATGCATCGTGCAATGGTTCATCAGCATAAGGATCAAGATAAATAAGAGATGATATGAACCACTCTATCTCATCATCTTCTGTAAAACCTGTTTTAGGTTGCTGTACCAATTCATCATATTGAGCATACCAATTATTGTATGCATTAAGACTTGAGTGACTGTAGTAATCAGTGTTTTTGAACATGTTTGTCTGATAAGGATTGTTGAAAAGAGATTTGTTTTTCTTCTTCTCTTCTTCTTCCTTCTTCTTACGTTCTCTGATCTCAGCAATACGTAATTCAACTACATCATCATAAGCTTCAGGCTGTTCAAACTCAATGTCAAGATCAAATGTGATCATCACCTTCTTTGATGGAATGTTTACAATTACATCATCCTCATCTTCTTCAGTAATGGTATAAGAACTGCTTTCAACATCTATCAACTTAGCAATCTTAGCACACCACTTACCATCGAAATTAACGATCAGTGACAGATAATAAGAATATAGATGAACGTTATCGTGCAACTCTTGAATATCAGTACCTGAAAAGAAAGCACTCATATTATGATGCGTATGTATCAGACCATATCTGTTTTCCATATATGCAGGAATACGATCTACCATACTAACAACATCATCAGTATGATTATCACTCTCAGTATAACTATGACTGCCGATATCCATCATATAGACATCTGTAGTCTTAGCCACATATGTTTCAGGATCACTGATGCTACCTTCAACTTTTTCATAAAAGATAAAACCACACCATTCAGTATTACCTACACGATCATGCATCTGATCGATCTTTTTCTTTACATCTTCTGTAATAATGAGCTTACCTTTTTCTTTCAGCTCAAGCGTTTCGTACTTCTTCTCTGTTACTTTTTTCATAATTAAGATTTATAATTGAAGAAACTCTATTTTTTATTGTATCCATTAGGTTTCCTGGCGGTCTGTTATAAATAGTAGGCATATATGACATCAGTTCATCTTTGTCAATATCCTTTATAGCCATTCTTAACGGAACACCCCTGAATGTTGCGGATGAACATTCAACATCATTACCTCCTGTATAACTAGTGGTTGTTTTAAAAATGTCAAAATCAAAGTAATTACCATATGAATTGGTCTTACGTACACCTTCTATTTCAATATGATTCATAAAGTCAGATGATACGGTAAGTTTACCGTTATAATCAACTACTTGAAACACATCTGCATACTTGTATATAAGATTATCAACATTCACATCGTCAATACTTATATTAACACTTGAATCATTAATAGGACAATTATAAACACTTTCAATAGTGCTGTAAGGTCCACCTTCTTTACTCTCCCAAGCAAGATAAGTATCAAGATATACTGAATAAAGGCTCATATCTGTATGCTTTCTCTTTCTTTTAAAGAAATGTTTATACAATTCAGAATCACCTAAACACATAGAACTCCAACTAGGTCGAAATGTTGATAAACCAGGAGCATGAGAATGACAGAATTTTTTTTCTGCTTCGATGGTGTTGATACAAGTGCGAAGTATATTAAGATCTCGAAACTTCATACCTCTTTCATCTGCTATGATAAACGTTTTAGTATACACTTCTTTGATCAAAGCTTTATGACCCAAACTATTAATGATCTCAATATCACCATGATACATTTTTATATTGATATTATATGCATCAGAATAATGTATATACCTTACATCAATATCAATATTACTTATATCACCATCACATTTGTATCTATGATCCAATATATCATAAAGATGTTTCAAAATAATATGATATTTAAAACTATCTCTGTCTATGATGTCATCATCAGGATGAATATTAGCTACGTACAATACACCTTCAGGAGCAACATCTTTGATACCACCCTCTGTAATATATACTGTGCCGAAATCACCCTTAATTTTAAACGCAAGTGGTCGCATATTTATCGTTTTAAATGAATGGAGACCCTCCGTATTTCAGAAGGGTCTCCTAATCAATTACTTACCTGAGAAGTTTCTGAATGCTCTGTTAATAGCAGCAAGAGTGCTACCACCAACTTCAACATTTTCTTCATCCTCTACAATAAGTTCTCCTACTGCCTTAAGTGCTTCGTTAAAACGAGATGAGGCATCTACAAGCTCGTTGTAGCACTCCATAAGGTCGCTGAACTCATCGGTATCAGATACCTGTAGTTCATCATTACCTGCTTTCATTTGTTTTGGTACCACAAGCAAGATGACATCACCTTCTGCAGGAATCAATGATGTATCATCGAACAATGTTGTCTTTGTAGAGTGAATGATCACATTCGCGTTCTCAAAGTTTACATCTGTTACGTGAGCTTTCAACTCACCGAATGTAGTTCCTTCGAAGTCAGTTACTTTCTTTGGTCTTGCGTTACCTTCTGATTTAATATAGATTGCTCTTGACATTATTATAGTTTTTTGTCAGATTAAAATGCCACCTGTATCAAGGTGGGCTTCAATATCGTTCATAAGCAGTGAATACAGCTCATCAACATTCTTTTTGTACTTTATCTCAGCTTCAATAGCATCTCCTGCCATTGCTGATGAAAGTACGTGGTCATGTGAGATATCGTACAGTTCCTCCACTTCGAACCGCAATGTGCTAACATTACAGTTCTCAATGGATTCCCTGTCACGATTCAATACTTCACATGTTTTGGAGATTGTCGTTTCCGACAGTTCATTTCCGAACATGTTCTATGATTCTTACGTCCGTAAATCTGTCAACATAGGAATCATTATTTACAAGAAGATCAATCCTGTTAGACCATCTTCTATTCATTCTGTCAGCAACCATCCACATACCGTCATACTCACCTACTCCCACAATATATATGGAATCACCTGGTGAATAGAATGCCTCAAGATCTCTGCTTATCGCCACATACCTGTGTGATAATGGATCTTTAGGATCAATACGGTAGTTGAATGCTGTAACATACGGATCTGCATCACATTGTTCAGGAACTGCTTGATAGCATGTTGCCGTTACAAACGTATGCAGTATTGCAAATGATATTGATAGATTTAACATGTCTTACGGATTAAGTTAATAAAATCATCCAGCGTCATATGTACATATTTGCCCTGTGTTACAAATCTTCCTTTAGGACTTTTAGTGGTCTTCTTCTCAAATATCACATTGAGTTGACCTTCCTCTACAGGCATAGTCTTAAGTACAGATATATAATCTACACGGTCTTTCAGTGTTTTGCACTGTACATTCAGGTAGTCAGTGTAGCAGAGGTCAACCTTCTGGTCGTCTCTTCTTCTTGACTCCGAACGTGATGTCACAACGTCTGGAAAAAACTCTGATAACAGCTTTACGCACTCTCTCTCCCACGAATGACCTGCATTTCTATTGCGGTTTGCCATTTTTCAACTTCACTTTGCCATCAGATACCCAACAGCTTTTCCATCATACCATAAGCGTGATACTTACCGTGCATTGCATAAGAATCAGTAATGTCTTTTGTACCGTCATCATTGAATACAGGGGTTACACCATACTTCTCAACATGTCTATCTGCGAACAGATTACCTGCTGTGTCTGGATCACCCCAAATGAATACACGGTCAAAACGTGACATGATACTCTCCATCTTATCCTCTGGCACATCAATAGATTCTGCCTGTGGTGCAAATGAAGGTATTCCCATTTCATGCATCAGCATTACATCTTTGTAAGACTTCTGTATCACACATATCTCACCTTTATGAGGTAGCAATCTGTAACCTTGCAGTTCCATACCACCTGATATGAATCTCATTCTTTCTTCAAGAGGTCTGTATATCTTAAACTCTGTGAACAGATCATAAGCATAAGAGAGGGTCTTGCATTTAAACAAAGACCTGTCTATCCAGAACTTAGATATCGGACTTACTCTGAAGTGATTGAGTGTATCAGTAGAGATTCCCCATTGTTTCCACATCTGTACATCATCCTCTGTGGGCTGACGTTTCTTTATGAGTATCGTTGGAAAGCTTTTAGGTTTTATCCTCTTGTTTGATACTATCGGAAGTTGCGGGAGAGACCTGCATTGCAGATCCTCCCATACTTTTTCAAGCAACTCCCCGAAAGTGAGATAAGGATAAAGCATTGATACGAGATCAAATACTCCTCCTCTTATACCTGTACCGTAATCAACGAATCGCAGATCACCGTTGTTACCATAGTAAAGTCTGAATGAAGGTGTACTGTCGCCCTCACGTAGAGGTGACGATATCATCTTCTTTGGAGAAACATCTCCGATGTACTTTCTATATATGTCAAGCTGTGATGTTTTGCTGAGTATCTTTTCGATACTCAATTCTTTTCTTACGTTTACAGGCATAGTATAGCATAATGAATATTAACTGTTTATCATCCCCAAGGAGAATCTGATGCACCTGGTGCTTCAGAACCCACAGGGTCTTTTACTGCGGTAGGATTGTAGTCCTGCCACACAAGGCTTCCTTGATAATCGTGATTGAATGCACCATACTCATCGTTCAAAGACTTTTGAAACTCAGTAGCAGCATTCTGATAAGGACGTACATACAGTTTTCTGTATGATGTCTGATACTGCTTACCATCGTCAGTTGTCTTCACACCGAATAGCATGCCTACACGATTAGGTTCACCATCATTGGTCATCTGTAGAATACCTTTGATCTCTCCGAAGTTACCTGCGAAGATAGCATCCCAATTATCAAAGAACAATTGCTCACCTTTCTTACCACCCTTATGGTTTACCCATACACGGATGAAGTTCATAAACTGCTCTTCGCCATTGAAAGCTCTTCTCAGACCTTCCTTGTTGAACCACTCATACTGAGGTCCTTCTTCAGGATCTGCATAACAGAACTGAGCAAAGTTGTTCACGAACTGAACTTTACCACTCTGAGATACTACATCCTTCTTTGTAATGAAGAAAGACTCACGATATAGGAAGTCATCTTCTGGTCTACTCAACCACATATCAATACGTACACGGGTGTTACCCTCTGCGTCTGTATCAACTGATGGTGTTGGTGCCTTTGGTTCTTCGAATCCGAGAACATTCTTCATCTCCTCAACAGATGGAGCAATTGCTTTGACATATACGAAGTTTGCACCTGTCATCAATTTTACTCCTCCTGTTACCTTTTCTGCACTGTCTCTTACTCCGATCGCCATTAGTTAAAAGTATTATAAGTGTTAGTGTTAGTAAACGTCTCTGTTACAGGCTCTTCATTAGCTGTTACACCTGGAATAGCAGAGGCATTCTCATCTTCACTACTTGTAGTAGTAGTGTCATCTACAAGATCGAACATAGGAACAACAACCTTTGTCGTCTTAACATTCGCCAATTTTGGATGCTCGAACAAAAGTCTTACCTGATCTTTCGGTAGGTCATAGTAATCTTGAATACATCCGATCTCTGGATTGTAATTACGAGCTGTATTAGTTCGTGTGTATCCTGCTCCCATAAGGGTGATGATCTCGCTGATAGAGATCTGTTTTTTAGAATTGGAGTTTTCCATTTCTTAGTTAATAATTAAAGATTAAAATTGATCAATTTTGGGATCCTCTCCCATAGTATTCGTTGATAGTATCAACGACTGTCTTAAGATCGTTATCGATCTTGAGTTCACTGAACATTCCCATTGGGGACTTTGCAGTAGTATCACCCACATTCTGAGTTACGAAGTGATTCCATAGTTTCTTGCTACCACCCTCTTCTTTTGTCTCAACATCTGCATACAATACAATGGTGAACATACCTTCAAGTGTGATCTTATCATCTACAAGCTTACCAATGGTCTTCGCTTTCTTCTTACGAGCACCTGTGGAGTCCGTAAGTTCCTCTTCGTGAGTAAGATAGATAACTGTAAGGTCATCACGTAAGTTAGTAGGTGCATTAGCAAGCTCCCAGATATGTTTACCTATCTGTGTAAACTTCTCAAAACCTTTCACCTCTGCTTTACGCATAAACTCGTTAGCAGCACAATACTGCCAATCGTCTATCACTACTGTTTTCATATCAGGCATCTTGTCACTCACATACTGAAGCACCTGCAAAATTGTAGGTACATCATCTGTGCTGTACATATTACCTGAATCAGGTCTTCCTCCTTTCGGAACACGTTTGTAATCTCTACCTTTAGGAAACGGCAATGCCTTTCCTTGTACATTCACAATGTATGTACTCTTAGGATCAAGATTCATCATTGAGGTGCTTTTACCTGCACCTGATGGTCCTACGACCAACACGCCAATTGCGCTCATTCTTCTTAAAATTAAAGGTTCTGTACGTACTGGTAGACCTTTTCTACCTCTGTACTGTCTTCTGATCTCGGCATCTCTTTGAAGTAACTACAGGCACCGTCAAAGAAAAGCGGAGTTCTGATGTTTGACTCACCGTCACGACTCTTAAGTATCAATAATACTCTGAAGTGATCTTGCAATACATCAACACGATAGTTGTCACACTCTTCCATCTGATAACGATCAGGAGCAAACAGACCGAAGACATTATCAGCATCACGCTGTGTCTCTTTGTTGTTTGCAAGACCGTCCAATGATGGCTCAAGTTTCTCATCAATTGATTGACCCTTGAAAGTGTACTGCTTCTTCTCTTTATCTGAACTCTGCTGTTGAACGTTCACAACTATGTTAGCATACTTGTTACGCAGTTCAATGCAGTGCTGAGATGAGAATTTGCTTATCGTCTCGTGTTTTGTAAGACCTCTCTCTGTTCTCAACAGACCGATATGATCTGTGATACAGATGACATACTCATTAGGATCGTTTGGAGTATACGAATCATTGACCTCTTTCTCAATACCGTCAATGGTTATCTTTCGTTTTGTCCAACTACCCCTCTGCTCATTGTATGTCTTCATCGTCTTGAAGATACCTGTAGGATTATGTATGTCATCCACAATGGTCACGTATTTCTCAAGATCAGCAAAGTAATCCTTTGCTTCTTCGATCTTTTGAATCACACTGTCAGGCAGATAGTAGCCTACCTTACCGACAGAACGTAACTCCTTGATGGACACACGCATATTGTGTTTGACGAACAGCCAATATGATATGATGGACATCATGAACTTTTCCTTACTCTCTTCTAAACTAAAATAGAATATCTTCAATCTGATATCCGTCTCAGGGTTCTCCTTGATGAACGTGTAAGGGACGATAACATACAGAAAACGTGCAAGCTTGGACTTACCAACGCCTGAGTTTGCTGTACATATATCGTATGTACCTCGTTCTATACCAGGAAAGAACCTTGATGTTCGTTCAAAAGGAAAAGGAATGCAGTTCACATGTCCTAAAGCAGCTCTTTCCTGTCTCTGTTTTATCTGAGACAGAGCTGCATCAAATATGCCGTCCCCACTTGACATCCTTTTCAGGTTCATCTTCAAGTATAGCATCACAAAGAGAAGCAAGCATGGATGTACCATCTTTGTAAATGAGATATTCGCTTACTTTCATAAACGCATAGTTCTCCTTCGCCTTTGCTTTGACATACTTTTCGGTTGCTTTAAGTATCGTGTCGTTATCATACTGCGGAAACTCAGTTTTGAACTTCCTGAACTTACGTATGATATTGGTCATATTGCCTCTTACGGGATGATTGTTGGTCTTTACACCTTTTGGAAAGAACTCTCTGAACTTATCAGCAAGCTCTTTTATCTCATCAGTAGTAGGTGGAACAAAGTTCCTCTTCTCTCTGAATAGAGCCTTTACAATAGTTCTACCTTTATCGGTTATAGCACCGTCATCACCAACGTAACCAAGACTGTGAAGATAGTTAATATTACAGATATTTCCAACTGTAAATTCAATATTCTCACACAAACCTTTAAGAAAAAAGACCTCATTAGGTGTCATTCCTCTCGCTTCCATCAACTTCACATTTACACCTATTATATCCATTAGTATTTCTTCATTAGTAAACAATTTTTAGATTATTCATCTGTGTTATCATATCAATATCAGGAACATCAACAATTTCATCTTGCATCAACTCCCTTATATGTTCGGCACACGTGGTACCGACACCCTCTCTCATGTTAATAGAGTTTGCAATACCCTCATAGTCATCAGCATCAAGCATATCTGACCAGAGAACATCACTTATCATCTGTAGTGTTACCATAGGTCTTTACAAATTGATCAATGTCCAAATGAGTAATGACATTGAACTCTTCCATAGGAATTGTCTCTGTCATCTTTTTGAACCACTTCTCCTCTTGTGTACCGACTGTAACAAAGATGAACACGCTTCCTTTCTTGTTTCCGTTCTTACGCAATCTGCCTATACGCTGTATCATATCTATGGAACTACTATAGTATGACATCATTATCACGTTGTCTGCTCCTTTGAGGTTTGCACCCTGCTTGAGCATCTTGAACGAACCGATGGTACGTATATTACCTTTGTCAAATCTATTGCGGAGGTCAAAGTTCAACTCATCACGCTGTTTCTTTGTCTCACCTTTCTTTGCAGAACGCACCACATTTGCAGTAACCTTCTCAAGTGTGGACAGATCATTATTGAATATGATCGTCTTACCCTTGATGATCTTATTCAACTGCTTAGTAGCCTCTACCTTAGAAGGAAGTGAATACAAAAGTTTTGAGCGTTTCATCATAGATGATTTTACCAAGTAATCCTTCTTACTATATACACCCTGCCAGAACAGGTCATCAAGATACTTGTAGCTACGTGCTTCAGTTGTCTTGAAAGGATTCTTCTTGCTGCCACCATCTATGTTACGAGTACTCTGATCAAGTCTATGATAGATAACGTGTATATCAAGCTGTCTTGATGTACCCTCACGTTGACCTGCACCTACATCGTATGTAAAACATACAGGTGCTATGTCATCCAAGAGTATCTCTTTGTTGACCTCTACATCATCTATCACATAGGTTCTATCAGACTTTACCGTAGCACTCAGACCAAGTATGCGCTTACACTTGTTATTCTTGTAGAACTGCACATATACAGGACTCATTGAATCGTGTATCTCATCGCATACTGCAAGATCAAATGACTTGCGTCTCCACTTACAAGCAGACTGATAACAGGCAAACTCAAGGTTTACATGCTCACGTACATCAACACCGAATGCAGACTTGAACTTATCAATATCTACATTGAGATCGTGTTCACGCTGTGCAGTCTCTGCAAGAAATACGACATCACTACCCTTTGGTAATGATGCCATACAGTCAAGCGCAAGAAACGTTTTACCCATACCTGTCGCAAGTTCTACAGTACCTAACTGATCACAAGCCTCCCAAGCTTCTTTCGCCTGGATACCTATTGCACGTTTCTTTTCGTCTATTTTCATAATTGCTCCAATATTTTATTACATTCTTTCAGGTAATATTCAAAATTGAGATCATACGGTCCATCAAATGCTCTATTGAACATTGTCACATTATGACCTGCTTCTATGTATGACACACGCTCTTTTTCAACTTTTACATCCTCTACTATATCAAAGATATTAAGCTGATTTGCAGGTTCAAGCTCAAGAATGTCCTTCTTGTTTTCATCAGGTGGCAGGATCTTACGCAATCTTACACCATCATTACTTACAAAATATCTGTTTGTCTTTTGAACTGGAACTATCGTATGACTTCCATTAACAAGTGATTCTGTTTCATACTTTGCCCCTCCTCTTGCTCGAACACTACCGCAGAAATCATAGATACCATGTGCTTTCACACCAAGGTCATCATAATATTCTGTTGTCATATGTTCAAGTAATGTCTGTGAAGGACTTACTCCGAATATACATGCACGTGCTACAGCAATTGCCACAATTCTATGTGACTGATCCTTATGCCATGCTTTATCTATCTCAAATGCACCCTTGAACTTATACTTGTCATCAGTTGTAACAGCTATATAGTTGTTTACATCTCTGATGAACATGCTCTTGTAGTGAGCATCTTCAAGCACAAGACCTGTGAGTTCTTCCCACTTCTTCATCAATGTCTGCACAATACTGTACTGATCACGTGGCATTCTAACGGTGATACCGTCTGTGTTTGCCTGAAGTAGTACAGCATCTGTTGATGTAAGTACCCACTCTGTCAACATACTGAGCAGTAACTGCCCGTTGACCGTAATGAACATTGTGAATTTGGGGTCATAAAGATACGAATAAATATCATTTGATTTACCGTACACACCATTCAATGCGATCTTTAATCCATAATTCTCTGGAGTTCCTTTCGCAAAGGTTTTACGTGTCTCAAATATAGTTTCGTATACTTCACAGAACGCATCACCTAAATGTAGCGGTGCTTTCTTATTGCGTATAGCTAAGTTAGGATAGTATGACTGCACATCGATATCATATATCATATGCTGTTCATCCTCGTGATACGAACCGCTTTCTCTACAGGCATGTATACCACCTGTACCGTAATCGTATGGTACACCTCTGAATACCATCTGATGTTTCAGGTCACCTTTAGTATCACGTACTATGGTGTTCTTGAACTTGTCAAGTACAGAACTGAACTCTGGTGTATCGAACTTCACATATGGCAGAATGATATCATTGAGATCCAATCCTCCGTTACGATATGTACGCATCTTACGTATCTCCCAATGTGGGATACCCATTTTCTCAGTAATGAATTTGAGAATGATCTCGCTACCTATCTTTGGATCATTTGCATCATATAACTTAAGGTTATACGTGCTACTCAATCCTTTACGCAGGTCTATCTCTTTGCTTGAAGCAAGAGCAAACTGCTTTGTAGCTGCTACATCGTGATGACAATAGTCAAGCACGGTCTTTACATCACTCTGTTCAATGAAGGTTCCTGGAGCAAATGGAAGATCTTCCACGTTGTCCATTCGCATAGCGATCTCAATATGTTTGAGACCACAAGCTTTAGCCTTATTGTTGAAGTGATGTAATAGATACAGATCGAACTGTGGTATGCGTATCTCGCTGTCTTTAAACCAAGGTTTATCGTTGCTATTGATGAGCTGTTCAGAGTATGTATATATACCTATGCATGTCTTAGCAGGTGATACATCACGATACATACCGAACATATGATGCAATACAGGATAATCGTATCCTTTATTGTTAAAACCCATCATTGCAATACCATCAGCCATCCTATCCAAGAATGCACCTAATGTGTTGACATCATCAGAGGCGTGAAGAACGTATTCATAACGCTCATCACCCTCTAACGAATGTCCTACATAGATGAACAAATTCGGATACACCTCAATGTCACCTACCTCTATTCTCATGTTGCTACTAAATCCAATATAGGTTGTATATCTGACAATTTGAAGTTAGATCTATTGGCTATTTTTCTGACAATTTCATCATTGTCTTCAAACATCTTTAACATTCTAATATCATCAGAATGGTCATCAAAGTAAGCTACCATTGCTTTCAAATGATGTATCCTTTGAACAAGATCTTTAGTACTTGATCTCATTGATGGTATATTGTGAATGTCAAACATCTCACACAGCTCTATCTTCGGTACATTAGTATGCTTATGATCAGGATCTTTAACACCTTTGATATTTACATCAATAGAATCGTAATCATAATTGTACACGTGATATAATGTACCTTCATTGTCCGTGCCTACATCTTTGATATAACCTACAGTCTTACCACTCAGATCACTTATAAAGTCATACTTAAGATCATATAACACTACACCCTGCTTTAATTCATAAAGCATATACAAAAAACTATATATCTCTTTCTCGTTCATAGTTACTTGGATTTAGTTACTTTTCTGAATTTTCTAGCAGGATGAAAATGTCTTGTCCTGCTATCGTCTGATGTAGGATAGAAAGAGATATGATCTCCACTGACTTCCTTCACTTTGTACCATTGCATTGATAATCTTTTCTTCTTAGGATTCAATGATCTGATGGTCTTTTCACCGACTATCTCATCACGAACAAGCCTTGCTTCACGCATGGAATTGTTGTACTTTTTGATAGTGATGTCATCTGCAGTATCATTATCTTCTATCTCAATAGGCTTACGCTTTTTCTTTGAGATGATAGAAGGTCTTTTGTAAGGGTTCTTACAATAAGGTGCTAAGATTATACTGCTTTCAATACATACTACTGTATCCCCTTGTTTAAGAGGATTGTTATCAATATCAACTGTCATGTTTTAGTTTTTGATATTGTTGCCCGAAATCAGTCGGGTACTGTTATTAGAATTTACGAATGATCTCACCTTTGCCGTAGTGTTCCAATGTCACATAGTTGAATACGCTTCCAGACTCTCCTGTAAGCTCTACTCGTTGTGTTTCATTGTTCAACTCACGTACAAAAATGACAGTATCATCGGTTGTCTTTCTGACACCGAGTACTTTCTGACCAGTTACAGGTGATATAACTAAACCTACTTCTGTTGTCATTGTACTTGATTAAAAGATGTAACGTATCTGATTCCACGGTATAATACATCCGTGTAAATCTTTAAACACAGCAATCATATCAGATTTTAGATCTGCTTTGTATCGTATGTTCTTACCTCCGTATTCAGAGGTCTTTGCTTCCTGAACATCAGGTGTCCATAGAAGGTCTTCTCCTGGTAGACCGTGATTCATATTGTATATATGCTTGTTCTCGTTGTGTGTGAGGAAGATAACCTCCGCTTTTACACACTCTTTGTTGTCAACAAGCTCATCTACAAGATGAAATAGTTCTACATAATCATCCTCCCAACCATCATAGTATAATACAGGTGAGAAGTTCAAATGTATATCATAACCTGCAGCTATGAATCTATCTACAGCACGTAATCTATCTTCTATGCTTGCAGTTTCAGGTTCAAGTATTGAACTTATCTTCTGCGGCATAAGACTGAATCGTATACGTACCTTACCTTTAGGGTCAAAAGTAAGAAATCTATCAGGAACTATCTTAGTTGCAAGTGTTGCCTTTGCTACAGGGTGGTCTCTGAAGAATGTGAATATCTTCTCCCACTCGTGATGCTTGGCATGTAATGCAAAGTCTTCATTGCAAGCAATATCGTATGTTACATACTCAGGATCTGTTTGATTCGGCTTATCTACCGTTGCAAAGAATGCATGATTGTTGATCTCTGTAAGTATGTCATTCGTATTGGTTGCAACATCAAGTCCTTCAGGCTTGTGACGTTTCATATAGCAGTAGCTACAGTTGAGGAGACATCCGTACCCGAAAGAAGGTGATATGAAATCACTGCTTCTTCCAGATGGACGTATCTTCATACTCTTTCTAATCAGTTTCTTCATCATAGACAAGAAGATCTGATAGTAAAATCACCGCACATACAAACATCATCATGTATGCAAATGCTTTACTGGCAGGTTGATCACACATAAGATTGTAATAAAACTGTGCTGTTAACCCTATTGACATTACAAATGTTAACGTTCTAAACAGAAAGTTCCATAGAACGGTAACATAATAATTACTTCCTTCGTTTCTTGTATCCATACTACATTCGGTAGTAACTGGAACGTGTTGTAAAATGTTACTTTCATCTTTCATAATTTTTTATAAGATGATGTATGCCTACTCTATTCAAGATTTTCAGCTTCCTCTTATTTGTTTTGGTTTAGTGTATTAAAAATCATACAGGCAATAGCCTGCCTTGTATGACCGCTTACATAGTTGTACACCTATGTAATTCAGAACCAGCTTGACTTTCCAGGTTCTTACTGTTTAGTGAGATGAGGGTCTATCTCATCACGGAGGGTTACCAACGCATGACCGCTATTTTACATGCGTCTGAGACAGTTGATCGTTGTCAAGAGTGTATACCACAACTGTCTATGATTAGCACCATCTTTCAATGGTCTAGCTGCCAACTCCTCAGTGATACGTATCCCGCAACTTAATGCATCTTTGTTTCATCCCTCTCAAATGGCATTTCAAGGGTACACTGGATAAACTTATTCGGTAAACTAATCCACCTATTTCGTTTATCTTCTTTTAGTGATTGGTACTGAGCTTTCCAAAGTACTAACGTTCTCAATCACAAGGTCGTAGGTTTGACCTTTAATTCAACAAATTGCTTTCTTTCTTTGTCTTTTCATAATAGTACACACTCTCCTGTGTGTGTTGGATGCTGCAGCATCTGATTGTTACTATCTATACAACTTGTTGTTTTACTCTATTCTAATATTTTTCCAAGTGTATAAAACGTATACATATGCGTTACAAAATCGTCTTCATGAACAACACTGTCTTTTACAGGTTCAGGTAAAGCTTGACCTCTGTAAATATCAACTATTTTCCTGCGAGGAACATAAGAAGTTGATAAAGTAGTAACGCTGATTATGACCGTATCACCTGGATTCACACGGTCATCTTGAGGAACATCATATACGAATTTAAATTCGACATCTTCATATTCCATTGTTTTTGAACATCCTGTCAATATTATGACAGATGTCAATATGATAATCAAGTATTTCATTTTATTGTAATTAAAGATTTTAAAATAAGAGAAGGTCAATCGACCCTCTCTATATAATCTTGTTCTGTCAACACATCAAAGGTAATATAGTACAGATCTGAATCAAAGTTCTCATCAAATCTATAACCTAACCCGTGCACAAGTTTACCGTTACACATCATCAGATCCTGACAAGTGATACCTATTGCTTTATAATAGGTAGGTCTGCTTACTGACTCAAGCCATGCTTCTTCTGAAGATACATCAATGATAGGCTTTGCTATCACAACAACTTCAAGCAAGAAATCTTCTGTGTATGTAAACGGTTCTGTTTCTATGTCCAATACAAATGACATAGTATTGATGTTGTCTTGCTCATAAACATCAATGATGAATAAACCTGGTTCTGTATCTTTTGAGCAAGACACCAATGGCAGTAATAAACTAAGAATTAAGTATTTCATTTTATTGTAATTAAAAGGTTTGAAATAAGAGAAGTCATTTGACCCCTCTTACAATTAATCACTCATGTCAACGTGAAGTATCTCACGTGTAAGATGATTGACGTATACCATATTGGTGCATCTGAAACTGTACAACGAACAGTCTATTTCTTCAGCACCTATAATAGGGTCAAGTGGTTTACTGAAATCAGCACCACTGTTTGACCATCCTATGTCTTTGTAACCATGTTGGGAAATAAGAGAGCTGATGTAGCTCTCATTATCTCCTCTGTTGAAATTAGGTCTTGCCATCATATTACAGCTCGTTTGAAGGTATAACTAATGACACAAAGAACGCAAAGAACACACAGAATGATGTGAATACACCATATACTTCTGAATGTATTGCATCAAGCCAATTAAAGTAACCTACAGTTAATAGCCACATCGCAGTGACTATTAACATAGGTGATGAACTAATACCGATGAACAGTAAGAATCTTTTAGCTATTGTTTCCATCTTATGCTACTTTAAAATATTTTTCGTGTAATTGATTTGCTTTTTTATCAGACCTTTCAACATCTTTTTCAAGATTCTTTTCAAGATAGATTATCTCTTCAAGAATAGCTTTGATCTCTTTAGGAGCCAATGAATCTTTAACAACAAAGGCTAAGTTGACCTGAACACCTTGAAAATCATCTTTAAGTATTGTAAACACTGATGCATCAAGGTTTACTTTGCCTTCAGTGTTGTGACTTATTCTAAATGATAGTGCTCTTAATGATTCACTAAGACAATTTGCTGCTGCGTCCCAGAATCGTGTTGGAAATGTGTAAGTAAATTTCATTGTATAGTATTGTATAAATTGTGCAATAAGTTGATAGGTCTATTGCTTAACCTTATGTAGAAACAAGAGAGCGATCAACGCTCCCTTGTAATAATATCAGGTCTTTCGTGATGTTCCCACCACTCACTACCGTCATACTCTCCGCGAGTACACCAAGTACCGTCTTTAAACCAGATAGTACCGTATAATTCCTGTGCTCCGTAACCGTTATCATATTCAAAGTTCATAAAGTCTTTGAAATCTTCAAATTCTTCAGGAGTATAATCAGGATAAAGAGTATAACTCTTAAGATTATCTTCATCCCAACTGAAATCAGAGTGCTGTACAGTAATAGCTTGGATCTCATTAATAAACGGTTCTATTTCTTTAAGCGCATTCATAATGTATGAATTAAAGGGTTTATAAAATATATATTGACAAGTGATAATGCCAATGACACGCCAAACAGTCATTGTATTGCAATGGTCGATTCAGGCCTGACCATACATTATTACTTGAGAATTATTGTAAAGTAAGTGTTTGCCAGAGTTACATAAACGGATCGTTGCCTGTCCATTTTTACATTATCCCTCAAATTCTCCTTGCTAAGTCCATCAGGGCACCTAGATGTATGGACTCCTGTCTGAGAGCAAACATAACTCTGGCTTACACTTGTTTGGGGTTTTTACATTCCGCTCCCCACGGCTCTGCACGAACGTATTCGGAATTTTACCGACCTTATGACGTGTTAAAAATGGATAGTTATTTATATGGTCTTCTCTATCCCAGCGACCTGGCTCTTTAATTTATATTATCGCAGTGATGGCTTGTTTATATCTGCGAGGGTTAATAAAGCCACCCTGATTTGGTGGATTTAAAGAAGGTCACACCCTCCGAAAAGGAATGCGACCGACTAAAGTATTTTACCATCCAAAATAGTATTGAACAGAAGTATCATCATTTAATGAGTTGATAAATGAAAAAGAATATTGCTGGTGCAAACAACACCAACAGATCAAAGTATGATTGTTTGTCTTTGTGTTTCAAAGCTATTGTATTAGTCGGTTAGAAATTAAAATGTTATTTTCTGTTGCCAAGCATAACTGCTCCGAACCCGCTTTTCAGCTGTTCAATTGTGGATATTCAGACAGAATCTTCTGAACACTGTTAGGATAATATTTCATATCCTTTAAGTATTCAGTGAAATCTTCTAAAGTGTAGAACCTTGAATCACAATGCTCAATATCAGCATCATAATCGGTATACACTTCAGTGATTCCGTTATCTCCATAGTAGTCTGCAATGTAATCTTCCAATGCATATTTGTTCTTGAAAGAATCAAACCAGATTGAACCATATTCTCTGGTTACTACAATGTAGATATAACCGTCTTCATATTGCTTTATCTTTGTATTGATATCACGCAATGAATTGGTCAACTCTGCCTTTATATCCAATAACTCTTCTATTTGCATAGTAGATTATAGATTAAAAGGTTAATAAAAAGTGCAAGGACTGCTTACCCTTGCTGTACCGTTATCACGGTTGACGACACTGTTGGTATAAGATGACCAGTCTAACAGCAAATTGACAACGACCAAATAAGAGTTTTTTAGGTAGCGACCCTACGGAAGTTAGACAGGTCTAACACTCATAACCTTTTTGTACCACTCTGCATTTACACGGACTTGTGACCGTTGAACTATGTTCAGTTGCATTAATACAGGAGAGATTAAGGTTCTCTCCAAATACCTAAGATTTCTGTTGCCAAGAAAGTGATTTGGTGTTCACTTACTCCGAATCTGATTCAATACATCACACTAACTATGCGTTAGTGTTAATGATGTACTCAACAAGAGTTACTACTCCGTTGACGATAACAAATGTCTTCATAGTCGGAAGCATAGTTATATTGTGAACAACGATACACCTGTTCACACGGTGCTAAAAGTCTATGTATTTAGATACATAGTAGGAAACTATTGTATACCCAAAAGGGTAGAAAAGCAGCTTGGAGTTGCTGCTCTTCTAACACTGACACACATTTACCGTAACAACTCCTTTCGGTCTGTGTGTTTGCATCATATAGATGCACTGGCTCAAACGGCAGAAGCCGCTGAGGGAACCTTAGATGGTTCTCTCAACGTTCTGCGTACCGCCCTTACCTTTCGCGTGAATCAGGTAGAACTGCTCAGTCTTGCCCTCTGCGTTCTCTCTTTCGCAGAGAGTTACGAGCAATTCTTCTGCTTCAACTGCAGCCTCTGAAACAGCTGCAATTGTGTTACCTGCGTCATCAGCCGCGAACAACTTGTCGGTTTTCGGGCTGCGAACAAACGCGATACTCTCGGTGCCTTGACTCGCTTTGAATTGTGCGACAGTTAGGACTTCATCTGTAAACTTTAGCTCTTTACTCATAGCTTTGATAATTGTGAAAAGTTCGGCAACGGGACTATTCCCGCTGCTAAAATTTAGTAGTGGCTTTTTGTTATGGAGGTCATCACACGCAGCTACTCAAAAAAATTTTAAAAAAAAATTTTAGAAAAGACTTGACAAACGCTCTTTGATGTATTAGTTTTGTATTGTCTCGTTTGAGAATGCAGTATCTAAGACTGCGCAACCCCGTAAGGTTGATCAAATGGGACGTTATATACCTCTTAGTTGTGTCTTCAGGTAACCACTCCTGTTGGTTCAGGTAAATATTGATATACTCAAAAACTTCGATGTAGGTATAAGGTCTGAGTTTTTGACTCGCAAAAGCGAGTGTTTTTACGAGGTGAATTTCAAAATGCAAAAAAAAATGGGAGAGGAAGGCATTGAAGATAGAATGGAGCACGAGTTTGAATATCCAAGATATAAGTTTACAAGAGAACTTATAGTTGAGGATGAGCAGGAACTTGTGCTAATTACGTATTCTTCTTTTGTATTTACTCCCAAAGAAGGACTTATGGAAGTTATGCTTGAAGGTAGGTATACTTATCATGGGGATAAGGATGTAGATGTAGAGGTTGTACTTAGTCTGGAGTTTCACGAGAAGTGTTATGATATTTATATGGGGAATCAAGATAAAGGTGATATAAGTATGGGTTCTGAAAGGTTTGAATAAAATTTTTTTACCCTTATTTGTAATGAAATTTATTAGCATTCTTGACATGTCCTGTTATTTGTATTATATTTGCATGAAATCATAGAGATATGGAGAAGGTATATAATTTAAAAGCTACCGAAAGAGCGTTCTTTAATATGTATGTTGAGTTGATGACTGTGCAGTCGCCTATTAACAAACTTCGTAAGCAGGAAAGGCAAGTTCTTGCTGAGATCATGTATCAGAACAGTAATTTAGCAAAGGATTATAGGAATCCTGAAGACCCAAAGAAATGGAGGGAGTTACTTTCCTACGAGCGTAAGCAAGAAATGGCAGACGCTGTAGGTAAGATGTCAGAGGCAAGCTTTGCAAATTGTTTAAGCTCTTTGAGAAAGCATGGATTGCTGAATGCAGATAACTATTTGCATGAAAGGTTGAGAGTGTATCCAAGTGAGAAGAATGGTATTGTTTTCAATTTTACAATAAGAAATGCAAAATGAGTTATTTGATAGGTTGCTTAAGGAAGTTGCTAAAGAGCATGGTATTGCAGTGCCGATCATTGAACGTGCTTGGAAGAATCAGTTCAGGGTTGTCAAAGATACGATCAGTAGTAGCGATAGAGAAGATATTGAAAGTTTTAAAACGGTATATATAAGGCATCTTGGTAAGTTTGTTCCAAGAGTTGCAGAGATGCGTTATATGAATAATAGAGATGATAAACGAGATAGTTGAGGGTTGGAAGAATTACATTGTTAAGACTCCACTTGTAGAGGCTGAAGCAAAACGTAGGGCAGCAATATGTGCCTCATGTGAGCATGCAAAAGATGATATGGGTATTCCTAGATGTGGGATATGCAACTGTCCTCTTGCAATGAAGACAAGGAGTATGAAGAGTGAGTGTCCAAACCCTCAAGATAAAGGAGGACCAAAATGGTAGAGTATGTTCTGAATGTTATTGAGGATGGAGAGCTTACCGATGTTATAGAGGGAGCAGATGATATTCGCAAGTTTATTGCGGATAAGGAGGATGTTGTAGATCCTAATAGGATCATGGAAACAATGAACAGTTATACAGAGGACATTTACGATGATGAGTGAAGAGAAGGTCACAGAGAGTGGTATTGTGTATTTTGAGTACCCTGTAGAGGATAGGATACTTAAGATGTTTGTAAGCAATTCACCCTCAAGACTTGAAGAGGAGACGCACGAAGAGTATAAAACGAGAAGAAAAATAAATCGTGGCTCTATGAAGCGTTTTAAGAGAGGGAGGATGTTGTGGAATCCTTATATTCTTGGTAATAGTAAGGGTTTGCAGCATAACGAGAGAAATCGTGAGACGGTAACTGCTTTTATTGAGCAGATGAAAAAACAACAAGAAGAGAATAATGAGCAAGAAGATGTTGAAGAGTGAGGATATCAAGTGTACACCGCTTGGTAGTAAGATGATCGTACGTGCGTATCTTAAACCGAAGAGTATCATATTGGGTCTTGATAATAAGGAGATCGTTCCTTGTGTTGAGATCATGAAGGTAGGTCCTGATGTCAAATATGTGAAGGAAGGACAATGGTGTTTAGTGCGTGATAATGTACAACCTGGACAGTTCAAGTATGGAGAGGAGTTGTTTTACTTCTTTCAAGAGCATGATGTACAGGTAATGTTCGATGAGAAGCCTGACTATGAGGTTATCATAGGTACTGATACGAGTATTGTGAGAGATCTTACAGAGTATGTGAAGATTGATAAGTTGTCAAAGGTAAAAGCTAATATTACTGAGAAGGATGAAAGCGAGGTGCTTACTGAGAGTACTTCTATTTTAGATCCTGACGGAAATCCAATAGGATAATGAAGCATATGTTTGAGATGGACGAGCAGGGAGAACTTAGTATCTCCCCGCAGATCCTGATGATAAAGGAGTTTGCAGAACTTGCCAAGAAAAGAGGTAAGAGAGGGAAAGCACGATTGAATGCTGAACTTTCTGCCATTTGGTTTTTTGTGGATATGCGTTCTCCGTATATGCGAATGGATGAGGAAGAAAGATGGAGTTATATCAAAGAGGATGTGCTTTATATGTTTCCTGATTGGGAGGTTGACCAACACATCAATGCTTGTATAGATAAGTATAGGGAGATGAGTAGGACACGTTCAATGGATACGCTGGAGTCTGCTTGGAAGGCACAGACGGAGTTGGACAACTTTCTTGGTAATGTGAATCTGAATGAGCGTGATAACAATGGTAAGCCTGTGTTCAACGCAAAGCAGATAATGGATATGATAAACTCTTTGCCTAAGACTGTTAAGTCGTTGCAGGATACGCAGAGATTAGTGGAGACTGAAGTGGCTGAGAACCTGATACTGAGAGGTGGAAGGGAGAAAGCTGAATTTGAAGATGAAGAACTCAACCCAGACTGATACACACGAAGAGAGGTCATTACTTGACAGCTTACGTTTCGATGTGAGTGTGCGTATAAACTCGTTGGAAGATGAGGAGTTACGTGCAGATATCATTCAGGCTATTGATGAGATACCTTTTGTTTACAATATGTTGTCAAGTAACAGACCTTACGCAAAGGATCTGCCAAAGGATGACGATGGTAAGATAGAGGTTGATATTACATCTCCACATATCCTTGAAGATATGGACTTCTTCAGGGAGAGAGCATTGTATTTTAAGAAGTACGGTAAGTATACCGACTTGGTTCCCAATAGATTTCCGTCTTCACGTTATATGAAGTTTTGGAGAGAGGAACAGCGTAGATGTAGAGAGGGTCTGATACGACCTTCTGATGGTGAGTGGATACCAGGCTATTATTATTGGTATCTGAATTACTGTCCGATACTGATGACACAGGAGGTACCACAATCTACAGAGGAGTTAGAAAAGCAGGTAGGCAACATAAAGGCTGACCGTGTAGAGGACTTTCCGAGAGTATGGGACAGTGATTATCTATGGTATCATTATGTAGAACAGGCAGAACAGCGTGGTATGCACTGTGGAAACTTGAAAACAAGGGGTAGAGGCTACTCGTTCAAGGGTTCTTCTATGGGTACACGTAATTATTACCATTTTAAACGTTCAAAGTCTTTTGCGATAGCATCGGAAGGTGAGTATCTGTACGATGATGGTATCTTATCTAAAGCATGGGACACACTGAACTTCATAGATAACCATACACCGTGGAGAAAGTCACGTGATTATGCAGATAGGAACGACCACAAGAGGGCATCCTACAGAGATCCGAGAACAAAGACGGAAAAAGGTATAAAGACCGAGATAATCGGTGTATCTACCAAAGGTCAGCCAGAACGTGCAAGGGGAAAGAGGGGTAAACTGCTTTTGTTTGAGGAGGCAGGAAAGTTTCCACACCTGAAAAAGACATATGCGATTGCACGACCTTCGGTTGAGCAGGGTAAAATGACATTCGGTACCATTGTAGTATGGGGTACAGGTGGTACAGAGGGTGCTGACTTTGCAGGTATGCGTGAATTGTTCACTAAACCTGATGCATATAATATTTATGCGTTACCGAACGTGTTTGACCGTAATATGCCACAGGGTACAGTGTGCGGTTACTACTGCGGTGAGTATATGAACCGTGAAGGTTGCTACGATGTAGATGGTAACTCTGATATTGTAAAGGCATTGATAGAGGTTTTTGATGCACGTGCAGTTATTGCGACCAGTACAGACGATCCTAACGCTTTGATACAGGAAAAAGCTGACCGTTCCATCACACCGCAAGAGGCGATGATGAAAAAGGAGGGTCATCTGTTCAATGTAGAGGATATGCGTATACATCTTGCGGAGGTGGAGACAAATCCTAAGAAATACACAGATGCTACATGGAAGGTCAAGCTTTACTTTCAAGATGGTGAGGTAAACTGGAAACTGAGCGATAATTACCCGATACGACAGTTTCCTGTTATGGATGTCAAGGATCTTGCCTCGTGTGTAGAGATATTTGAGCATCCTGTTGAGATAGATGGTCATATACAGCCAAATGTCTATATAGCAGGAGCTGACCCTTATGATGATGATATGTCGGTCGGACCATCATTAGGGAGTATTATCATAATGAACCGTCTAACAGGTAGGATAGTCGCAGAATATACAGGTCGTCCAAGAACGGCAGAGGAGTTCTACGAGATATGCTACCGATTGATGAAATATTACAATGCACGTTGCAACTATGAGAACAACAAGAAAGGTATGTTCCAATATTTTGATAGAATAAATGCAACGTATATGTTGTGCGATACACCTGGGATATTGCGTGATATGCAGATCACAAAGAGAACAGGTTACGGTAACTTTGCAAAAGGTACGCATACGACAAAGGCTGTCAATGGATGGAGAAACAGTCTGATAAGGTCGTATCTTATGGAGCAAGCTTACGGAAAAGAAGAGGGAGAGAGGAACTACAGTACGATAGTATCACCTGGAATGCTCAGAGAGCTGATAGCGTATGATCCGTATGTAGGAAACTACGATAGGATTTCTGCGTTAGGTATGGTGTTGATTTATCGTGCTGACCTTGAGAAGTATGGCATAGAAGAAGAGGGTTTTATTGATAATAACGAAAATCGAAAACAGATTGATCCGTTCTTTCTTAGAAATAGAAGGAGCATGTCTGAAAGATTTATTCCAATGGAAGTAGATGAAGACAGGATCAGTATCAGAGAACGTATTAGAAGAAGATGACACTAGGACAAGAAGAATTTCCGTTTCAGAAAAAGACAGAACGGCAAAAAGATAAAAAGTGGGCAGAAAGTTGTGTAAGAGCAGCTTCTGACATGGGACTTTACACGGGTAGTTTCCGTGATGACTATTATGAGATCCGTACAAACATGGATCTCTACAATAATATACTTAACACAGATGATATGTTGAGTATGTGTGACCCTTTTGGTATTAACAACAATGATTTTCCATTTGAACCGCAACACTACCCTGTAGCAAACAGTAAGATAAATCTACTGCTTGGTGAGGAGATGAAGCGTAAGTTTGATTGGAAAGTACGTGTCATTAATCAAGATGCTGTAACTGAAAAGGAGCAGGATATCAAAAAGATGATCAATGATCAGTTTCTTGAGTTTGTGATGTCTAAGACACCGCAGGATCAGATGGCTGAGAAGATACAGGAACTTGATAACTACCTAAGATATGATTATCAGGACATACGTGAGAAACGTGCTACGGATCTACTTAATCATATAATGGAGAAGGAGAACCTGAAGTACAAGTGGAACATGGGATTCCTTGACGGTCTTGTTGCAGGTAGAGAGGTGTATGCACTTGACATTGTAAATGGTGAACCAAGAGTGCGTAAGTGTAACCCTGCAAACGTGCGTATCATACGTAAGGGTCAGTCACCTGATATTCAGGATGCAGATATTATTCTTGAGTGGGGTTATCATTCAAAGGGTAATGTGGTAGATGACTACTCTGATTATCTTACAAGTGATGAGGTCTCTGAAATAGAAAGAATGGGTGTTACAATGAACTCAGGTGCTGACGAAGCAGTAGCACAGGGTAGAGAACCAGATCTTGTAGCAGGTACGTTCAGTATGATCGAAGATGCAGATGGTAATCTTACACCGTCAACTGCAACAGCAGATACGTTACTATCTCCTATCAGTGAGGATGGTGCTGTTCTTGTTACACGTGTAGTGTGGAGGTCTTATCGAAAGATCGGTAAACTAAAATATTATGACCGTAAGACAGGTGAGCAGCTATACAGATTCGTTGATGAGTTCTACAAACCACGTGTTGAGCGAGGTGAGGAGATTGAGAAATACATTTGGGTAACTGATTGGTGGGAAGGTACACGTATCGGTGAGAGTATCTTTGTTAAGATGCGTCCGTTTCCTGTAAAGGCATACGGTATCAATAACCCTACAGGTACATTGTGTCCATATGTAGGTGGTGACTATACACAGGAAGGTGAGCCGACAACATCATTGATGGGTCGTATGAAGCCTTACTCTTACTACTATGACTTCTTGATGTTCAAACAATGGGAAACACTTACTAAACATAAGGGAGTTGTAGGATACTTGGATCTTGCAATGATTCCTGAAAGTTGGGAGATAGAGGATGCACTCTACTTTGCAGATAAGATGGGATGGTTACCGATAGATTCTTTTAAAGAAGCACGTAAGGGTGCAGCTACTGGAACGATTGCAGGTAACATGAATGCCAATAGAAGCCCTATGAACTTTGATATGGGTAACTATCTGCAGCAGAACATGTACATTCTTAACTTTATTAAAGAAGAGATCAGTAACATCTCAGGTGTAAGTCGTCAGAGAGAAGGTGCTATCTCAAGTAGTGAGCTTGTGGGTAACACGCAACGTTCTGTAATGCAGTCATCGCATATCACTGAACTTTACTTTCAGTTTCACGATAGAATAAAGGTTGCGGTATTGAAGGCAGCACTTGAAGTTGCAAAACACGCATACAGAGGACGTAAGATCAACGTACAGTACATTACAGATGATATGTCTCAGGTGCTTTCTGAGATAGATGGTAATGCGATACGTGAGATTGATTACGGTCTTACTGTGAATAATAGTCTTGAATACTCTCAAATGCAACAGATGTTGATGCAGTTAGCACAGGCAGGACTGCAGAATGATAAAGTGAACTTCTCTCAGATTATGGATATTATGACAGATCCGAGTATCAGTTCGGTGAGACGTAAGATCGAAACTGCTGAACGTCAGAAGTTGCAGGAGCAACAACAACAGATGCAACAACAGCAAGAACTGCAAGCACAGCAACAACAAGCAATGCAGCAGGTTGAGCAGATGAGACAGGAAGGAAATAAACAGGCAGAGCAATTCAAAGCAGATATTGCAATGCAATTAGAGAAGGTAAGGAATGATGGGAAGATTGAACTTGAAAGAGTAAAAGCTGAACTTCAGAGAGACCTTAAGATGACCGAGAGTTCAGATACTCTCATTAAAACAAAAGCAGATGTTGAGAAACTCTCTAAGGAATTGCAACACGAGGCACAACAAAATGAGCTTGATAGAGAATCTAAAGAGGAAATCGAAAGGATGAAATCTGAAAAGTCTATAAAGTAAAGGTTGTTAAACTAGAAGAGGGTATTGACATCAGATATTAATTGACTTAATTTTGTAAATTAGAAATGGAGTTTCAAAACAACGAAAACGATTTAGGTTTTAGCTTTGACATCGATGGTGTCGAAGATGCTGGAACCTTTGAGATTGAATTAAAGGAAGACGCACCAAGCTCTGCTGCAGACGCTGCCGTAAAATCAGCGAATACTACAGACGGTGAAAGCACTGAGGCAGAAGATGCTACTTCCGATGCAGGTACATTTGAGGTCACATTGAAAAATGCGATCAGTGGTTCCGAAAAGGAGGGAGATACCACATTCACTTTACCTGAAGATAAGCCGTCCTCTGACAGTGCTCCCTCTTCTCCTCATCTCTTGACGAGGCTTGCCTCGGCACTCCAAAAGGACGGTGTTCTTACTGGTGTAACTGAGGAGGACATCAAGGACGTAGATATTCCAAAGCTTGCTGAGATGATCAAAGGTACCATTAAACAGAATGAGTACTCTGATCTTGATGACCGTACAAGACAGGCACTTGATGCTATTCGTGCGGGAGTTCCACTTGAGAATGTTGTAAAACATCATAATGCGGAAACCAAGCTGGCAGACTTCACAGAAGATCGTTTTATTGAATCTGATATGGATGATGAAGATGTTGCCGATACTAAGAAGAATATCCGACAGAATCTTATCTATAATGATCTTATAGCCCGTGGTTATTCACAGGCAGATGCTGAAAGACGTACTCGTCAATCATTCAACTCAGGTGATGATGAGGCAGATGCAAAACTTGCATTAAGCAGTCTTAAAAGTATTGCAGCACAAAGAAAACAAGCAGAGATCGAACAGGCAAAACAGACTCAACAACAACACGAGAACTCTCGTCAGGATCTTTTTAAAAGAGTTGCTGAATTGAAAGAAGTTCTTCCTGGTATGCCTGTTAACGAAGAAACTGCAAAATGGATGGCAGAAGCAATGACAAATCCTACGGGTAGGAATGAAAACGGTCAGTTGCGAACCACCGTAAGTGATAAACGTAGTGAGAATCCGTTCAATTTTGATACGCGGTTGCACTACTTTATTAAAATGGGTCTCTTTGACGAGAAACCTGACTTGTCCCTCTTCACAAGACGCTCTATGAGCAGTGCTGTAGAGGAACTTGAAAAGAGCCTTTCAACTGAAGGGATCTATGAAGCAGGGAGGGGAGCTTCCCTTGAGAGTATCACCGAAAGAGAAATGAAGGAGAATTACCTCCGCATGCTTGACGGTGCAGATATTTAATAGAATTTGAAATAATACCCATTTAAAAACATGGCACTTCAATTTTCAGAATTTCAAATGTATGATGCGCAGCACTGGTCAGGATTGACAACTGCGAATCACTTGCATAGCATCTATCAGGGTCGTCCACAGAAGGCTACTGATATCATGCGAAGAATCCACACTACCAATTTTGGTGTAGACTTGGATTCTCAACTATCTAAGTACAAGGTAAAATATCTTGATACTGATGATGACTTCACTTGGGAACTTATCGGAAGCGGTAAGAAAAACGTTCCTTTGATCGAAGCACGATTGACTCCAACAGGGTTACCAGTTGCAGTAGGTGATGAGCCAGGAAAGAACGTAACTTCTTTCTACTTGGTTTTCCCAGAAAGATGGTTCACTGATGAGCATATCATTGTTGGTCATAAGAATGAATTGTATTCACTACAGATTCAGTCTGAGCCTGTAGCTGATGGTACTAACTGGATCTACGAAGTGAAATTGATCACTGGAGATCCTGATCTTTTCGTACCAGTTGAAGAACTTGCAGCAGGTAAAAGATGGAGCCGTGAGTGGTCTCTTGTTGAATCTACTCTTTCTAAGAAAGGTGGTGGTATCAACTTCGAGTCTCCATTTGGAATGAGAAACACTTTCTCAATGATCCGTATGCAGCATACACTTCCTGGAAACATGGTTAACCGACCATTTGCTACAGGATTCAAAGTAAAGGATGCAAAAAGCGGAAAGCTTGAGAACTTCGTTACTTGGATGCAGTATGAGGATTACGTATTCGATCAGCAGTATCGTCTTGAAAAGAACAGATTGATGATGTTCGGACGTTCTAACAGAGGAACAAACGGTCAATACTACAACTTCGGTAAGTCAGGTCACGTTAAAAAGCAAGGTGCAGGTATCCGTCAGCAGATGGAGTCTTCAGGTACTGAGTTCTACAGTGATTTCTCTATCGAGTGGTTGCTATCTACATTGATGGATCTTTCTGAAGGAAAACTTCCTACTGACCAACGACACTTTGTAGCAAGAACAGGTGAGCGAGGAGCTGTACAGTTCCACCTTGCATTAGAAAATTATGCACAGTTGTTCAGACCATTGTTTGATGCTACTCGTATGTTCTCTACTTCTGAGAACGGAGGGATGGCAGGTGTATCTATGACATACGGTTACGGAGGTCAGTTCCTAGATTATATGGGACCTAACGGAATCCGTTTCTCTATCTCTGTAGATTCTATGTACGATGACAGAGAGCGTAACAAGATTCTTCACCCGAATGGTGGTGTTGCTGAGTCTTACCGTTACGATATCATGGATATCGGTACTACTAACGGAGAGCCGAACATTCAGAAGTTCTATGTGAAGAACAGTGATAACATCTACGGTTACGAGCCAGGATTGAGAGATCCTTACTCTCCAACAGGTAAGATGTCACAGATGTCACATTCAACTGACGGTTATACCGTACACAGAGGATGTCAGGTAGGTGTTGCTGTTTACGACCCAAGTCGTACTAAGTCACTTATTCCTAATATCTTGTATTGATAATTGCTAACGTTTAGAAGAGGGAATAACAATGGCTAAGAAGCGTACAACAAAAACTGAGGTAGAAACAGGGGCGGTCGAAATGACTGCTCCTGCATTCTCCTTACCAAGAAAAAAGGTCACAGTATTACCTGTGGTTAAAAAGACATGGTTACCGAAAGGTCACGAAGCTGAATTTCTATATCAGCACTCAATGAATACTTTTACAGTACCAAAGAACGCAATGAACGGATCGTACATTAATCCGCTTACAAGTGAAGAACAGGATATGCTTGAGTCGCATCCTGGACTTTCTATTAAAGAGGGTGATCTTTCTGTACATAAGCGTGAAAATAACTTTTGGAAAAGTACATTCAAACCTGTAAAACTCGGTAAAGATCCACGAACTCTTGATCTATCAGATCCTATGGATTACATTACTTATAAAGTATTGTTACTTAATAAGGACTTTATTGCTCCTGATGCATACAGTGCACAGCGTAAAGCATCTTATAAGTATATGATCGTTGATGAGGGTTACGAGGACAATAACAAATCTGCAACTGCAAATCTTATTGCTGACGCATACCTTGAGTATGGTAAGATCCGCGAAGATAAAGTTGCACTTTCAGACATCTTGTTCTTACTTACGAATCAGCGTGTGTCACCTAATTCGACACTTATCTGGTTACAAGGACAGATCGGAGATTTCATTGCAAGCAATCCTAAAAGATTCATTGAGGTTGTCAACGACAAAGACCTTATGACGAGAGTTCTTATTACAAAAGGATTGACATATAATGCTATTCAGAAAGATGGTACTGCATATCGCACAATGGGAGGAGATCTCATGGGTGTAGATCTTACAGCGACTATTGCTTTCCTGAATAACAAACAAAATAGTGATCATCGTATCTTGATTGAAACAATGATTGCAAGAGCAGAAGGTAAGTAATGACCGTAACTGAGATATTGGACTACATGAGATTGCGTTATGATGCGTATGCATCGCAGGACGCTCCTGGTTATGATGATGATGACCTTGTAAAGCTTTTCAATAAGGCTCAAAAGGTTTTCGCTAAATCATTGTATAACGAATTTGGCAATCCTACACGTAAAGGTGCAGAGGAGAGCGAAAAGCGTTCAAAGGATCTTGTGCAGTTGAAAGCTCACGATGTAATTACACTTACACCACCTTTTGCAGTAGGAGATCATCCTAACTCATACTTTGTAGATCTTCCTGAAGATTTTTGGGTAACTTTGAAAGAAGAGATTGATATCAGCTATACTAACAGTTGTGGTGATACGATCTCAGATTCAAGAATACCTGTAAAACCTATCAGAGAGGATTACTATAATGCAAACGTCAAGAATCCATACAAGCGTCCTTACGAGGAACTTGTGTGGAGGTTTGACAGAGAAAGAGATGATATAACCAATCAGGTAAGTGCAACCAACAGTAAAAGACACGAAGTGATCCTTTTTGATGGTGCAACTCCTGATAATTATAGGGTGTCCTATTATAGAGCACCAAGAAACATTGATCTTACAGATCCTAATACTTTCTGTGAGTTTGATGAGATGCATCACGAAAAGATTGCAGATCTTGCTGTTGAACTTGCAATGCAAACAACCGATAGACCTGGTTTGCAGTCTAAGATGATTGAAAATTCTAAAATAATTGAATAATGAGTAATTGGTTAAAAAAAGTAACTAAGGCTAATTTTTTACCTGGAAAGGACAACGCACGTTTTTACGTCTATAGCAAGCAGTTCAACGAGGTTGTAGATGACGTATTATCGTTGTTTCCTACTCAACCACCAACTAATTCCGTAGTAGGTATAATTGTCGCTGCCGCACCACAGTTTCTTGTAGGGCCAGGAGCTATCACGCTTACGCAGTATAAGAGTAACATCGCTACCACAGGTGCAAATGCTTACACACTTGCTGACGGTACGGTCGCAGGACAGTTGAAGAAAGTAAAAATGGTTAATTATGGAGGTGACGGAACGCTTACTCCAGTGAATTTTGCACAAGGAACTACTATTACATTCAGCAATGTAGGTGATGAAGTAACACTTGTGTGGAACGGCACTGAATGGGTATTAGTTGACACTTCGAGCCTTTTAGGTACAGGAGCCACTCCAGTAGTAGCTTAATGATAAAAAGCGACTCTCCGCTTATATAAGAGGGAATGATTTGATTTTTATAACCCTAAAAAATAGGAAAAATGAGTGCACCAAGTGCAATTAATAACGCAAGACAGATTATCATCGGTAAAACTCCTGTAGCATTGGGAGCTACTGACCTTAAATCTGCTGCGTTTGAAGCCGCTGAAGGCGAAATAGGCGTGTTTACCAAAGAAGGTACACGTGTAAATACAGTTAACTTAAACATTTCAGCCGGAATGGAGTTTGTTATTGCTGTAAGTAGAGGAGCAGGTAAAGCACCTCTAGTATCAGATCTTATTGATGGTTCTAAAGTAACTGTTGCAAATGCAAAAACAAATGATGTAGCAACCGAACAATCTCTTGCTATCGGGTACAACGGAACAAGCGGTCTTATTGCTGACGTTGCTACATACGCAGGAGAACTTTACAAGGTAACAATTCTTGTACATCAGTTTCTTTCAGGTACAGATAGTGAAAAACTGAAAGCAGGTTACTATCAGTCACAATTGACTGACGGACAAGCTGAGATCGCTTTGGGTATTAGAAGTTCTGTAAACAAGAACTTTAATCGTGAAGTAAGCAACTCTGACGGAGACAAGCCGATTGTAGCTAAAGCTCTTTGCAGCGATGCAGGTGTTGTAACTGCAGCAAGTACAGGCACACTTACAACTACTAAAGGTTCTGCTCTTGTAGGAGCTTCAGGAGCAGGTATTGCTACTCAGCTTCCTGTAGGAGCTTATGTGCGTTTTGGTACAGCTCAAACTGATGCTGTTTACAAAGTTGTTGCTGTAGATCAAGCAAATAACACAATTACTGTTGATTCTGAAGTTCTTGAGGCAAGTGCTACACTTACTGCAGGTAACGCAGAAACAATTAGTGCTGCTTTAGGAGCTGCTGCTGATTGGGGTATTGTTCTTGACGGAACTGCTCTTCCTTTCAACAGAAGCAAAAAACGATACGCTAAGTGCCGTTTTGATGTTAGCTTGAGTGAATCTTTTGGTTCTACTGCTGCTGCAAATACTGCTAATGCATCTGAAGGTTCAGGTACTCCAGAATCTGTTGCACAGCTTGAGAACTTCCTTGCAAGATTCATGTCTGAGTCTTACGAAATGGGATCACCATTCATCTTTGATATTGACGAAGACCTTCTTGCTGATCTTTCAGCTGCAGGTTACGGTCTTATCACTTTGAAATGGAGTGATACACGAGTTGTATCTTTCCAGAATGAAGTTTCTCCAAAGGAGCTTGTAATTGCTATTCCAGTACCTGTCGCAGGAGGGCCAATTGCTGCTGCTTACGCAGTTACTCCTACTGACGGGCTTTGTGATTTGTTGGAATTTATTATTCCAGCTAACGCACAAGTAAGCGCGACTCTAGTACCGTAAATTTAATTTAGAGTAAAGGAAGTCCCTTCGGGGATTTCCTACACTCTATTTTTTTTAACCTAAAACTTTAAATGGCACTTAAACCTACAATAAAAGCATGTTCTGTAGAGAACTGTACAAAACTGAGGGTAACTGATACAACAGGTGCCTACAACGATCCTGATAATCTGACAGGTTGGGGTTCACCTAACATTGATGCAGATGACGCAGGTTTTGTTGCCACTATAACTGTTAATGGTACTGATTCTGTAGTAACTGATGAAGTACCATCTACAGTAACAGGAGACTTTACATTCGATGATATTACTGTAAGTCTTCCTGATGGTTGGAATACCATAACATACACATTGGACACTGAAGCTACAGAGCCTGTAAGTGTTACCATAAAAATATTTACATATTGCAAGATAAAGTGTTGTGTCTTTAACAAGATGTTGGAGATGAATGACTTTGATATTTGCAAAGACAGTGAAAGAATTGCCTCGCTGATGCATATGTGGAATCTTTACAACTCTATGTTGTATTCTGCAAATGGATGCAGCGAATCACAGGCAACAGAGATATTAACAAGACTACAACAACTGTGTGAGGTGGACGATACTACTTCAGGCTGCGGTTGTTCATAATACATAGATAATGAGTTGTGTAGGATGTAATGACGGATGCTTTGATGAAAGTGTTCAATTAGCACAAGGTCCAGCAGGTGCTGACGGAGCAGATGGTGCCGATGGTGCAACAACTATAAATGCAGGAACTAATATTTCTGTAATAGGTTCAGGTACAGGTGTAGACCCTTATGTAGTAAGTTTTACAGGGACTAATGGGGATAGTAATGTACTTTTTACGGACGTTGTTCAAAAAGATGTTACTGCATCAACTTATGGTGCAGACCCTGATGACCCTGTTGTTTCCCTAATAATAAATGGAAATGATCAGAACATCAATGGTGTAGGAGATATTATAAGATTCAATTTTATGTTAATAGGAGATTATGCAGCGGATGCTCTCTCATCAAAATATGATTTCAAAGTAAGCTTTGGTACGCAGACAGTATTGGATACTTCAGTATCCACTACCTATCAATTATCCAAGGATTTTAATTTCAGTAAGGGTGGAAATAATGCTACTAAGATATCATTGGATCTTATTGTCTCAGCATCAAACACATTGACCCCTGTTCTTTCACAGATAAGATCTTTTGGGGATCGTTCAGCAAAGACAATGGGTTC